CAGCGCATTCGTAATGCGAAGGTCGTAGGTTCGACTCCTATTATCGGCACCATTTAAATCAATAAGTTACACATCATTAGTACCTTCCTTATTTTTTGACTGGGACAAATTTGGGACCGATGGGTTCAGGATCGAGTCTATTTGCCGTGCGTGTTCGGTAAGGTGATTAGGTGCAAGGTGAGCATATCGACGAACCATTTCGATAGACTCCCAGCCTCCCATTTCCTGTAACACTGACAACGGGACTCCGGCTTGAACCAGCCAACTTGCCCAGGTGTGTCTCAAGTCGTGAAATCTGAAATCATCAATACCAGCCCGTCTCAGCGCCGCTTTCCAGGCTGTGTTTGCGTCATACCGCATCTTCCTGACTGTTGGCGCTTTCGTTCCGTCTGGTTTGGTACAGCTTTCCTTGTACACAAATACCCAACGGTGATGATTCCCGATTTGTTTTTTCAATACGCGACATGCAGTATCATTCAGCGCAACGCCAATTGCGCGGTTTGATTTACTCTCTTCCGGGTTTATCCATGCCACCCGGCGCTGCATATCTATTTGTTGCCATTCAAGGTTGATGATGTTCGAGCGTCTTAGGCCTGTTGCCAGTGCAAATTCAACAACAGACTTTAATGGCTCCGGACATTCATCAATCAGCCTTTGTGCTTCATGGGGCTCCAGCCAGCGGATCCGTTTATTCTTTGGTTGGGGCACTTTAATAATTGGTGCCTTATCCAGCATTTTCCATTCACGCTCTGCGGCTCTTAGTAGGGCCTTTATAAATGAAAGATGCGTAGCCTTCGTTGCAACGGACGCTGGTTTTGGCGTGTATTCTGGAACAGGTTTCCCTTTTTTTCTGCATGCTTCTGCCCTGAGTTTCCAGTTTTCCTCATGACGCCGGTTCGTCATTTTCTGCATTGCTGAATAAATTTTTGATTCAGTAATGTCTCTTAGTTGCATTCCTGCGAAATGTTGAAGCCAGAATCCGATCCGGCTTTTGTCATCGTCCAGTGATTTTTTATGTGCTTTCTCTTCAAGCCACCTGACACACGCTTCCTCGAACGTTATATCAGGTATTTCACCAAGTTTGCTGACCCGCCATGCTTCAGCCTTTAGCTTGTCATGGAGTTCTGTCGCCTGCCTTTTGTCCTTTGTTCCAAGAGACTGTTTAAATCTTTTACCGTTCGGCAATGTGAAACTGGCGTACCATATTTCACCTCTGCGGAAGAGTGACATTTTCTTTCCTCTGTTATGTCATCACCCGCGCTCACCTGGACAGTATGCAGCGGAGACTGAAGAGCCGCAATGCAGGCTTGTCGTGTTGTGAGGTAAGGAGATTTATTCTTAGTGGGATCTTTGCGTGTTGCCTGAAGACGCCCTGTGCGTATCCAGTTAATGGCAGTCTGTCTGGATATCTTGAGAAAATGACAGGCCTCATCGAGTGTGAGGCTGTATGGCTCCATTATTTCACCTCTTGCTGTGACATTGTTGAAAAATGGATACCAGCTCGTTGCTGCCAGACGATCCAACCGAGAGTCATATCCCATGCCATGTATTCGTTATCGCCGTTTTTTGCTCTCCGACGATCTACTAAGTCACCGAAACGCTTTTCCATGAATAATTCATAAGCTTCGCGTTCATCTGGTTCTACTTCCAGAGATAGGAGTGCGATTTCATAAGCACGGCGCTCAATATCGTCTCGCACGTCAAGGCTGCTGATACGCTCTTTAATTTCTTTAATCAGTTCTTTGTCGGTAAAAGTGGTCATTATGCTCCAGCCTCCGGTGCTTTTGGCATTACTGCCCAGTGAGTGATATTGACGTTTTCAAGGTCCCCGACCTGAAATGTCCACTGCCATTCTCCGGTTTCTTTTTGTCCCCAGGTGTACCAGAGAGAACGCCAGCCAATTAGCCAGCCTTCTCCGTTAGCATCGAATAACAAAACACTTTCATTTGCTGGTGGCAGTTCAGTTGACACTGGTATTACTTTGTTTTCCTGTGCTGCACATTTAGCTTCAAGCGCATCGAATTTACGCACTAGGTATTCAGCATCTGTTTCATTTACTTTCAGATCTCGCGGTACACATCTCCCACGAAGAAACCCTTCCATTTCGAAAACATTCATGCGCATTTGCGTAACTCCGATAACTCGTTAAAGCGTTCCATAAACATCCCGTAGGCATGGCCCGGAGCCAGTGGAATCACGTTGAACATCTCTGTTGCCGGGATACCTTCCAGTACAGGCCAGAAAGAGCCATCATCAAGCCCGAGATCGCGGCGTTCGGTTGCCAGCATGATGAGATCGGCATATTTCACGGGCGTACTCATAACTGGGGGTAACCCGTATTTCTCACGGATTACGGCGTCTATTTTTTCTTCCATTTGTTTATAGTCAGGAAGAAGGCGTTTCAGTGGTGCGGGAATGTCCTGGCAATACGCTTCTGTTGCATCATGCATTAACGCTTCAAAAGCAAATTCCTGCGGCACCAGCTGGCTGCAAAGAACCGCATGTTGGGCGACGCTGTAGAAGTGCGAAAGATGACCGGCAAAGCGACAGATATTTGAAAGGGAAACCGCGATATCGTTAATATCGATGTCGTCTTTATTTATCCTGTCATAATAAAAATGCTTCCCGGAAAAAGTTTTAATAAATGACATTTTGTTCTCCACGTATATGCGCTGCACCGCGCTGAATTCTGGTAAAAAGAATCCCTCACCATCCGGCGATTATTGAGTAAATTACGTTTCCATAAATGCCCCCGCAGGGGCATTTGCAGTAATGAAATCAGGCGGTGAAAGTACCAATAAAGGTTTCTACTTTGCTGTCCTTGAATTTCTCAACAAGCAGATCACGAAATTCGTTAGCCATTTCTTCCTGCACCGCCTCCAGCTGAATAATGCGTAGAACCAGTACAGGACGATCGCCAGTGATAATACTGAGGCGTAATTTAAACGGACGTTCTTTCAGACCTTCAAACGGAACGCATTTAAATTCAAATGCCACTGGCATAATGTCTTTGGTCTTCGCTTCGACAGACTCCATCAGGGAGCGTTTGCCGCTGAAGTCATTATCTTCAAAATCAGCGGTCTGGTTTGCTTCAATCGTGATTTTACGGACAGCCGCAGCCGCTTTTGTTGCCTGAATAGCGTCACCATTAGCATCAAAGCCCACAAGATAGTCGGCCCAGTCTTCAATCCATTCTGCCAGTGACTTCTGGGAGTTACGCTCGCCGTTAACAGACAACAGAGCAGAGAACGGTGCTGTCTTTTTCAGTTTGAGTGTGGCGGTGTTATCTGCGTGACCTGGTTCATCAATAGTACCCAGGTTAAGCACACTGACGGCACGCATATTATCAGCATCGATAAAGCAGCGGGTGCCTTCATCTGCAAGATCTTTAGAATAACGGGTAAAGTCATCGATGCTGGCAGTGGAAAGCGCACCACGGAAACGGAAGCGATTTAAATTAAATTTTTCCAGATCATGAATGCGGAAATTCTCAGGCAATGCCACAGCATCGGCACCAATCTTACTGATAATTTCATTAACACCCTGAGCAGAAATAAGGGCATGGATTTGATTAATTGCGGTTGCGTCTAAGTTCTGAGACATAATAAGTCCTCACTATATAAAGATATTCAGTGATGAGATAAATAATCAGTTAATTAAAAACGATATTAACGACCTGCTGCGCGGAGTTTTCCGTCAGGTTCACCGGCAAGAGTCAGTAACTGTCCCTGGTCTTCCTGCAGAATAGTCAGGCGACCACCGCGATTGACATACATCGGCGTTTCGGTGGTGTCTTCTTCGGAAATTTTCCCGCGGTTAGTCGGGCGAACATATGAGAGTTTGTGTTTGATTTTCACTCGGTTCTCATCAAACGGTTCGATTTCCAGGTTGAGCGAGACCTTACCTTTGGTTTTCGTGTTCATCACACCGGAAGCGACTTCACTGAGAACTGCGCCGATTTTGGTTTCAAATACGCCGCCGTCCAGCTCCCCGATAAATGCCTGCACATCAGTACTGCGTTCGCTAGCCATTTTGCTGCTCCTCATCATATCGACCCTGCAAGGTCGGTTAGTTTCTCCACAAAACAGAGAAGAACACCTGCGGTGACTGCCGCCCGGATGGATTGGGTTATGAGCCCGTCGTCCGGTGATGCTCTTCTCTGTTTTGTAAAAAGGACGGTACCAGCCGGAAGCAAGGGTACAAGCTGGTACCGCCAAGACTACACACAGCATAAAGTTGTGGTGCCGGGTGCCTCCCGGTGCCTGGCGAAGGTTGCACACCAGGCGGGTGGGTATCCACAGAAGGTCGACTGTCAGCCTCAACCTTAACCCGCGTGCGCTGAGCCGCATTCACCACAACGCTAAGGATTCTCTCTGGTTGAAAATACTTAGCTGTTATGTGCCTGCTTTTAGCCACATCAGGCGAGGTGGACCTAGTTATTCCCCAACAACAAGGATTCGGTTAATCTGGTTATCCCCAACAACGCAAAAGGAAAAGAAATGTCCGGTAATATCTATACGCTGTACAAATCCCACTGTGAAAATGTTGGAAAGTATCGGGGCATTGAAATCAGTGGGGTAGTGTCATCAGTCGAAATAAGCAAAGTTGAATCAAGGGCAACATTACTTACTCTTTTGGACCTTGTCTTACATGAGCACCGGAAGAAATTCGGCACTCCCTATAATCAGTTGAATGGGAAAAAGGCTCTGGTTCACCTTATTCTGATGAAGCATCACTGGATGCCAAAACAGATTAATGAGATGAAATTTGATGAACTTCTTCTTTCAATTCAGGATGAACTCACACTTGATAAAATAAGCGTAACCGCCCAGAAATTTTTAGATTATCGAGACTGGAGATCACAAATTCATCACTTTGATGATTTTGACGAAAATGAATGGGATCCTAATTTGTCTGCACAATATCTAAAGTAACATCCTGTGATAAAACCGTGATTTCCTGATCCAGTTTTTTTAAGGAGTCTATTGTTTCCTGTCGATAAGACAGCACTTCACGAAGCTGGTTTATAGCTGCCAGCTTCTTTGTCATCCACTCATAAATTTCCTCATCTGTGTAGCCAGGCGCGACGATTTTGGGTTCTGTTTTGTGCATTTCACATCTCCTCAAGTTATCAGTTACTTGTTGATGGGGACCAGATTGTTAAAGAGCTAAGCGTCCTGTAGGGCGCTTTTTTGTTGCTAACGAATCATCCTGGACTTCATATGCCCCAGGCGGCTACTTCGTGGGCGTCCTGCCTGTTCGTTTTTGACATTTACTGACTGCTTACGACACATGCACCGTGTTGCAACCAGATTTTGTTGTAATCCTGTAGTTGGTCTGGAACAAAAGATAAAATTAAATTGCGAGATATGCAAGTGATGTTTGCGAAATATGCAAATTTATAGGTAATAAAAAGCCACCTTTCGGTGGCCGATGGATGGGATATTGAGGTTAATTATGTCTCTTAAGGGTTTGCGACTGACTGATTAAGACCTTTCCAAAGACCATGAATCGGTGTTCGTTTTCGCTAGTAATTCCCCATTCACGGTAAATCTGGTTATCAGAAATCACCAGCAGTTTGTCAGGAATCATTTGAAGTCTTTTAACGTATATTTTGTCATCAAAACCAAAGACATATATACCATCACCATCAAACTGATTGATGCTGACATCAACGAAGATGAGATCTCCTGGCTCAATGGTTGGACACATACTGTCCCCACGAACGTTGATAACTTTGATGTGATTGGCTGGTCGTCCGCCGAACATTGATACAGCATTATCAGTTCTGTATTCGATGGCATGAATCACATCAATGACATCACCGCCCTGGATAAGGCCATTTCCCGCACTGGCACTGATATCCAGCATTTCAATACGGAACACATCCTTCACCTGCGCAACATCCTCATTATTACTGTTTTTATATACAGTATTACTTTTGTGGGCAGAGGTAAAGAGATCAGCAATATCAACACCTAAGCTCTTGGCAATATTACTCAGTGTTTGTTCGGTAAATTGTTTTTGCTTACCCGTTTCTAAGCGCGAGATGTTCGCCGCATCTACTCCTATTGCTTCAGCGAGATCGGCGATTTTCATGTTCTTCGCTTGGCGAAGTTGTCTGACTCGGTTTCCTATGTTCATGCGTTTATTACATTTCTTTATTGCGTGATAAGCAAATCAACTTGCGCAAAATAATTGCGTGAAATAACATGCATAACGCGCAATATTTGGAGGTCATATGCAATCACCATTACGAAATGTGCGTAAGGCGCATGGTTTCACTTTGCAGCATGTTGCTGCGGGTGTTCAAGTCAATCCAGCGACGTTGAGTCGTATTGAGAGGCTGGAGCAGATTCCATCTATCGAGCTTGCAGAACGTTTAGCCAATTTTTTTAAGGGTGAAGTCAGCGAAATGCAGATTCTTTATCCGGCACGTTTTCAATCTAGCCAAAACCAGAATGGGTTTAAACCACAGGAACAGGAGGTGAACCGTGGGTAAGCATCACTGGAAAGTAGAAAAACAGCCTGAGTGGTACGTGAAAGCTGTCAGAAAAACTATCGCAGCGTTGCCGGGGGGGTACGCTGAAGCTGCTGACTGGCTGGATGTAACAGAGAACGCATTATTTAACCGCCTTCGTGCCGATGGCGATCAGATTTTCCCGCTGGGATGGGCAATGATTTTGCAACGTGCTGGTGGAACTCACTTCATTGCTGACGCTGTGGCGCAGTCTGCAAATGGCGTCTTTGTGTCTCTTCCTGACGTCGAGGATGTGGACAACGCCGATATTAACCAGCGCCTGCTGGAAGTCATTGAACAGATCGGCAGTTATTCAAAACAGATTCGTTCAGCAATTGAAGACGGTGTAGTGGAACCGCATGAGAAGACAGCAATTAACGACGAGCTGTACCTCTCAATTTCGAAGCTGCAGGAGCATGCAGCACTGGTCTACAAAATTTTTTGCATTTCAGAAAGTAATGACGCCCGCGAGTGTGCAGCTCCGGGCGCCGTGGCGTGTCGTGACTGTGGAGAAACTAACGCATGAACAGTTTAACAACACACTACCGTCGCTCGCAACTGATTGCGCTTCCTGTACCGGGTGGAAAAGCGAAGGTGGAGTATTGCTATGCAGTAAATGTACCAGGTGACAGGGAAATTGTAACCCACAGCTTTGCAGAGTGGGCTGTGGGTGATTTCAACCGGCAGAAGGAGACAGTCCTTTGCGACAAGTTAACCGCTGGTTCAAAGATCACTACGGAGTGCCCGTCAGAGTCATTCGTTGGGAGCCGGAAACACAACGGGTTATCTACCTCCGCGAAGGCTATGAGCATGAGTGCTTCAGCCCGCTCGAACAGTTTCGTCGTAAATTCAGGGAAATAGAGGTCGGTCATGAGCACTAAATTAACCGGCTATGTATGGGATAGTTGCGCTGCATCAGGCATGAAATTATCCAGCGTGGCAATTATGGCCCGCCTGGCTGATTTCAGTAATGACGAAGGTGTGTGCTGGCCATCAATTGAAACCATTGCCCGCCAGATTGGCGCGGGGATGAGTACCGTCAGAACGGCTATCGCACGGCTGGAAGCAGAAGGCTGGTTAACGCGTAAGGCGCGTCGCCAGGGTAACCGCAATGCGTCGAATGTTTATCAGCTTAACGTTGCGAAGCTTCAGGCAGCGGCATTTTCTCAACTGTCAGATTCTGACCCGTCAAAATCTGACGCATCAAAATCTGACCCGTCAAAATTTGATGCGTCGAAATCTGGCAAAAAAGCGGGTTTTCACCCGTCAGAATCTGGCGGGGATCCGTCAGTAAAATCAAAACATGATCCGTCAGATAAAAAAACTTCTCGTCCGGACGCTTCGCAACCGGACACGCAGACGGATGAACAGGATTTTTTAACTCGCCATCCTGATGCGGTTGTATTCAGCCCTAAAAAGCGCCAGTGGGGAACGCAGGATGATTTGACCTGCGCACAGTGGCTCTGGAAAAAAATCATCGCCCTGTACGAGCAGGCCGCCGAATGTGACGGCGAGGTGGTTCGTCCCAAAGAACCGAACTGGACAGCCTGGGCAAACGAAATTCGCCTGATGTGTGTGCAGGATGGTCGTACTCACAAACAAATCTGCGAGATGTACAGCCGCGTCAGCCGCGATCCGTTCTGGTGCCGTAACGTGCTCAGCCCGTCGAAGCTGCGGGAAAAATGGGATGAGCTTTCCCTGCGCTTATCGCCGTCCGTAAGCACGTACACCGAAAAACGCGAAGACCCGTACTTCAAATCCAGTTACGACAACGTGGACTACAGCCAGATCCCGGCAGGATTCAGGGGGTGATCATGAGTCTGTTAAATGACGTTCAGAAATTCATTGAAGCCCATCCGGGGTGTACTTCCGGAGACATTGCGGATGCTTTTGCTGGTTACTCACGGCAGCGCGTTCTGCAGTCAGCAAGCAAGTTACGTCAGAGTGGGCGTGTGGCTCACCGTTATGAAGGGGATACACGCAGACATTTCCCGCGCCTGACTGAGAGAGCGCAGGAGCCGGAACCACAACCAGTTCGTGAAACCAGACCTGCGCGCAATTTCTATGTCGGCACTAACGATCCCCGGGTGATTTTGTGCCTGACCCGCCAGGCGGAAGAACTGGAGTCAAGGGGCTTATACCGTCGTGCTGCAACCGTGTGGATGGCGGCATTCCGTGAAAGCCACTCCCAGCCAGAACGAAACAATTTTCTGGCGCGTCGTGAGCGGTGCTTACGGAAAAGCAGCAAGCGCGCTGCATCGGGTGAAGAGTGGTATCTGTCAGGGAATTACGTGGGGGCTTAATGAGTAATAAATATTGCCAGGCGCTGGTGGAACTGCGGAATAAACCAGCCCATGAACTGAAGGAAGTGGGAGATCAGTGGCGCACGCCGGATAACATTTTCTGGGGAATTAACACCCTGTTTGGTCCGTTTGTTCTGGATCTGTTCACTGACGGTGATAACGCCAAATGTGCCGCGTATTACACGGCGGAAGACAACGCGCTGGCGCATGACTGGTCAGAACGTCTTGCGGAGCTTAAAGGTGCTGCCTTTGGTAATCCCCCATACAGCCGCGCCAGTCAGCATGAGGGGCAATACATCACCGGCATGCGTTACATCATGAAGCATGCCAGTGCCATGCGTGATAAAGGCGGGCGCTATGTTTTCCTGATCAAAGCTGCCACCAGCGAAGTGTGGTGGCCGGAAGATGCAGACCATATTGCTTTTATTCGCGGGCGTATTGGTTTTGAACTGCCTGTCTGGTTTATCCCGAAAGACGAGAAGCAGGTGCCGACAGGAGCGTTCTTCGCTGGTGCTATTGCTGTTTTCGATAAGACCTGGAAGGGACCGGCAATCAGCTACATCGGGCGCGATGAACTTGAGACATGTGGTGAGGCGTTTCTGGCGCAGGTTCGCCAGCAGGCGGAAAAACTGGTCAGGGAGATGGCGGCATGACGACATTAACTCAATGCCAGCAGCAGGTGCTGGATATGCTGATTTCTTATCAGAAAGAACGTGGCTTCCCGCCAACCAATCAGGAGGTGGCTACCATGCTGGGATACCGTTCAGTGAATGCAGCGGTGGAGCATCTTCGCGCACTGGAGAAAAAAGGCGTCATCACGATAAAGCGTGGCGTGGCACGGGGGATAACGCTTCATACCGCGGTGAAGGACGACGACAGCGAGGCGGTCGGGATTATCCGCTCACTGCTTGCCGGTGAGGAAAACGCCAGGCTGCGTGCAGCCCACTGGTTACATGAGAGGGGCCTGAAAGTATGAAGCTGATCCTGCCTTTTCCGCCCAGCGTGAACACGTACTGGCGACACCCCAACAAAGGGGCGTTTGCTGGTAAGAGCCTGATAAGCGCGGCGGGGCGCAAATTCCAGAGCGCGGCGTGTGCAGCAATAGTTGAGCAGTTACGTCGTCTGCCAAAACCAACGTCGGCACCTGCTTCAGTGGAGATCGTGTTGTTTCCTCCGGATAACCGGATCCGCGATCTGGACAACTATAACAAGGCGCTGTTTGACGCCCTGACCCACGCGGGTGTGTGGGAAGACGACAGTCAGGTGAAAAGAATGCTGGTGGAGTGGGGACCGGTTATCCCGGAAGGGAAGGTCGAGATCACTATCAGTAAGTACGAGAAACCGGCGGGTGCAGCCGCCTGATTAAGAGGAGAAACGAAGTATGAATAATCTGATGGTTATTGATGGTATTGAAGTTCGTCGTGATGCTTATGGGCGTTACAGCCTGAACGATCTGCACAGGGCTGCCGGTTCTCTGGATAAACATAAGCCTGCATTCTGGCTCCGCAATGAGCAAACCGAACGTTTAATAAGCGAGTTGCAGATTTGCAACTCGGTCAATATAGCGCCAGTTAACGTTATTCGTGGCGGAAATAACCAAGGGACGTATGTCTGCAAAGAACTGGTGTATGCCTATGCAATGTGGATCAGCCCGTCATTCCATCTGAAGGTGATCCGTACTTTCGATATGGTAACCAGCACACCGGAAAAATTATCCGGGCAGGCTGCTGACAAGATGCAGGCTGGCGTGATCCTGCTGGACTTTATGCGCCGGGAGTTAAACCTGTCTAACTCTTCAGTGCTTGGTGCCTGTCAGAAACTCCAGGAGGCTGTTGGCTTACCGAATCTGGCACCGCGCTATGCCATTGATGCTCCTGCTGACGCGCCTGATGGCTCAAGCCGCCCCACGCTGTCACTGAGTGCACTGCTGAAGCAGTATGGTATCTGCCTGACAGCTAATCAGGCATATCACCAGATGGCGAAGCTGGGGATCGTTGAACAACGCGAACGATACAGCCGTACCGCGATTAACAACATCAAAAAATTCTGGTCGCTGACGGCGAAAGGCTGCATGTTCGGCAAGAACATCACCAGTCCTGCAAATCCGCGCGAGACGCAGCCGCATTTCTTCGAATCCCGATTCCCTGAGCTGTTAAAGCTGCTCGATACCGTTCATTGAGGTGACCGTGAGAGCACTACTGACCCCTGAAATTGCCCCGCGTATGGGGATCGTATTGTTCAGACCAGGTTCAGAGCTGATGCCCCTGTTTATGCAGGGGCGTGTCCTGCTGGAGCCTGAGCCGGAACGTTATTCATCTTTCGCCAGTGGTGCCGTTCCGGCGGCATCACAACCGCTGGCGGATGATCCTGCCGTTCAGGCCGTGTTCCGCAATGAGGCAGTGATCCGTCGTGCTGGTGGCGTGGAATGTCTTGAAAGCTGGTTACTTCGTGAAAAAGGCTGCCAGTGGCCTCATTCCGACTGGCACAGCGAGAACATGACCACAATGCGACACGCTCCGGGCGCAATCCGTCTGTGCTGGCACTGCGATAACCAGCTGCGCGATCAGTTCACGGAACGGCTGGAATCAATGGCAACGGATAACTGTGCCCGCTGGGTGTTGTCTGTTGTGCGTCGGGATCTCGGTTTTGATGACAGTCACGTTGTGACAATGCCGGAACTGTGCTGGTGGCTGATTCGTAATGATCTGGCGGATGCCTTACCGGAAAGTGCAGCCCGTAAGGCACTGAGATTACCGAAGCCTGTTGTGCCGTCTGTTACCCGGGAAAGTGACCTTGTGCCTTCGGTTCCTGCCACCAGCATCATCCAGGATAAGGCGAAAAAGGTGCTGGCGCTGAAAGTGGAGCCGGAGTCGCCGGAGTCTTTTATGTTACGCCCCAAACGTCGCCGCTGGGTTAACGAAAAGTACACGCGCTGGGTTAAGACGCAGCCGTGTGCATGTTGTGGAAAGCCTGCTGATGATCCCCACCACCTGATAGGCCACGGTCAGGGTGGAATAGGTACAAAAGCGCATGACCTCTTCGTGCTGCCTTTGTGCAGAAAGCATCACGACGAGCTGCATGCGGATACCGTGGCATTTGAAGAGAAGTATGGCTCCCAGTTGGAGCTGATATTTCGTTTTATCGATCGCGCGCTGGCAACTGGCGTGCTGGCCTGATTTTGTGGAGAAAGTTGATGCGTGATATTCAGATGGTTCTGGATCGTTGGGGTGCATGGGCGGCGAGTGATAGTTCTGGGGTAGACTATTCGCCTATAGCTGCTGGGTTTAAAGGGCTTCTTCCCTTTACAAGCAAAACACGTCAGGCTTGTTCAGATAGTGATGCATTAATTATTGAAGGTTGTCTTGCTCGTCTAAAGCAAAAAAGACCTGAAGAACACTCGCTTCTTGTTGCCCATTACCTATACGGTATCTCTAAAAGAAAGCTCGCTAAAGCTCGCAAAAAGGATGAGAAAATAATACGCATTGAGATACAGATGGCTGAGGGATTTATAGAAGGTTGTCTAGCTATTCTAAATGTTAGCTTAGATATGGATTAATATCTTGGTTTGGATAAGCAGGTGTGCTTGCACCTGCTTAATATTATATGTGGGGTAATATCCAGTTTATTTTCCTCCAGGTACTTGCAAATGAAACTATTGATACGATCAGGGTCGAGAAACCATATAAGGTTAGGGCGAAATCAAGTCTTACAGAGGTAATGGTGATTTTTTCATTTATAAACATAGCTATCAGCGGGAAAATACATGCTAATATTAAGGTAACTCCCGTAGATAACAGGTTATGAATAATTTTAGGTAAAATCTTGTTTTGTTTTAAAGCAAAAATAATTCCATCAGTACTTGAACTTGCAGAACTGAAGATGGAAATAGCGGCCAATACAAAACCAAACAAAATGCCTGCCACCGTAGATAACACTCCGGCTGTACTTAAGATATCAGAGTGAGCCATAGGCGCTAGGTATTTCCCAAGCACCCAAGCTAACAGCCCACTGATAACTATGTTAATTAAAACTTTAATAAGCATAATCATCATCCTTAAAAATAAGATCAGATTTCATATTGCTTTAAATACTGACCATGTTCAATTTTAGCACTGATCAAGGCAGTACGCACATCTGTTTCTTTTGCGTAGCCATCTTTTGTGTTAATGTTTTTTTCACTGATCAGAACTTGATTGAGAAGACTCCTTGAATGAGTATTTTTAGGTTCAGTGACATTAGCTTTACGTAATAAGTGAGGAACTTTTTCTATTAATTCCTTTATTCCACTTTTTACTTCATCACTGAGATAACCACGGATTAATTTACGTTGCGATGCTCTACCTCTAAGTGATAGTTTTAAATGCGAACCGCCCATCCCAGCCATCATTTCAATCATACTTTTGGAAAATGAATTCGAAAGGTCATAATCCGTTGCGCTAAAATTACGTGGAGCGGCGAGTGTAATTTCACAGCTACGTAAAGTGCTTCCTGTTTCAAGTAGTTCTTTTACACTTTCTTTTTTCCAAATGGCCTCAAACGCTACAGGTTTGTTTTCTTCAGAAAAATTGAATAAAAGAAATGCTAAATCGGAAACTTTAGGTCCTAAATGATTTTGAGATAAAACAAGAATGTCTTTCTTATAGTAGTAAATAAAATAAGTGCGTTCGACTATATATTTTTTATCATCTAACGGAATATTGTGCTCATCCCAATTTTCATCACCAATATAAGGTAAGTGGAAACCATCACGAGAGCATGATAGATAACCAAAATAGAACTCCGCCTGTGCGTCTTTTTCTAAGAATACAATCTTTAATTTTTTCTTATCAAACTCAGCGGTATAAGAATTTTGCGAAGGTGTAACAATGGTTGTATACATGTTGTCAAATGCAAGTTGTGCATTTGATGTAGTTGACTTCGTTCCTGAGGAGCTTTGGAAGAAACCGATACGCATTTTTTTTTGTTTAGTTAGTGGCGCGGAAGTGGCTGTAGTAGTCATTAAAATTACCCTTTATTATCCTTTTGAATCAATGGGTTGTGATTTGTTAATGATCCTAGGTTCGTTGCATATGCATAATCTATCAAAAAAAACTTACGCGGTCCGCATATTCTCGTTTACTGTGTTAAGAGTGGTTACTTCGCCACACAGCTTAAACCCGCCGTCGAGCGGTTTTTTTGTACCTGTAAACCTGGTGCAGTACAGTAAACACGCTGGTGGTCGTGAATACTGACTTTTTATCTTGCTGGCTTTTTAGACAAGAGTTATTGGTATGTCATGTTAACCAGAAGGGAAAAAGACATGCTAAAACAGCAAGATATGACAGAAACCGCCGCCGCAGTCCTTCATTTCTTACCTGCTGACAAGTGGGTAACGCCACGCATGATGACGAGAACTACCGGAGTAAGCGAAGCCCGGTGCCAGTTAATACTGACTCAGTTAGTTCTGGCGGGTCTGGCGAAGGATAACGGCGGGTACGGGAATAAATTCAGACGCTGCCAGTAATGGCGGTTTCCTGCTGTGAAAATGGGCGGCTGGTGGGTGTTGGTAGCACCTGCCAGCCATTCGCTCATGCTTACTGGTCACAAGCGAACCACGGCCCACTGCTTTAGCGCAAAAGCAGAGTGAGCCTACCAGAGTTACGCTTACTGATCCATGAAAAATACTGTAAAAATAAACAGTGTTGATTTAATCAACGCTGATTGCCTGCATTTTATTCAGTCCCTGCCTGATGATTCCATTGACCTGATTGTTACCGATCCGCCGTACTTCAAGGTGAAACCCAACGGCTGGGACAATCAGTGGAAAGGGGACGAAGATTACCTTAAGTGGCTGGACCACTGTCTGGCCCAGTTCTGGCGGGTGTTAAAACCTGCCGGAAGCCTTTACCTGTTCTGTGGGCATCGCCTGGCATCTGATATTGAGATCATGATGCGTGAACGTTTCAACGTGCTTAACCATATCATCTGGGCGAAGCCGTCCGGACGTTGGAATGGGTGTAATAAAGAAAGTCTGCGCGCATATTTTCCTGCCACAGAGCGCGTTCTGTTTGCTGAACATTACCAGGGGCCATATCGCGGCAAAAGTGACGGCTATGCGGCAAAAGAAAGGGAACTCAAACAGCACATAATGGCACCGCTGATATCGTATTTCAGGGATGCTCGTGCCGAACTGGGTATAACGGCAAAACAAATTGCCGAAGCCACAGGTAAGAAAAATATGGTTTCCCACTGGTTTGGTGCCAGTCAGTGGCAGTTGCCGAATGAGGCTGACTATCGGAAGTTACAGGCTCTGTTTTCCCGTATAGCGGCAGAGAAGTTTCAGGAACAACAACTGGAACAACCACACCACCAGCTGGTGGCATCTTATGATTCACTGAATCGCAAATATTCTGAATTGCTGGATGAGTTTAAATCTCTCCGGCGCTATTTCTCCGTATCAGTCTCCGTGCCTTATACCGATGTCTGGACGCATAAGCCCGTTCAGTTCTACCCGGGTAAACATCCGTGCGAGAAACCGGCGGATATGCTCCGGCAAATAATCAATGCCAGTAGTCGACCTGGTGATCTGGTTGCTGATTTCTTTATGGGATCCGGTTCCACAATAAAAGCAGCAATGGCGCTGGGGCGTCGGGCGTTAGGTGTTGAACTTGAGTCAGAGCGGTTTAATCAGACGGTGAAAGAGGTAAGTGAACTGGTGGGGAAATAATTCTGGTGGCCACGTTGCGTGGCCTTTTTATTTCCAACACAGCACCCGCAAATATCGCGAGGTGAGAGATGACGAAATGCCTCATAACCCAAATACCTGGCTGGACTTGGTCCAGAGCTGGTGGCGTGGAGACACACCGCTGGGTGCAGTGATTATGTCGATCGTTATGGCTGGTTTGCGCATCGCCTATTTTGGCGGTGGTGGTGGCTGGAAGCGAAAAACGCTCGAAATTCTACTCTGTGGCGCTCTGACGCTGACTTTTGCATCCGCTCTTGAGTATGTCGGATGGCCTAAATCACTTTCTGTTGCCATTGGTGGTGGGGTGGGGCTGATCGGTGTCGATGCTATTCGTGGGGCTGCAATGCGAGTAATCGGTAACAAATTTGGTGGCTCTAAGGAGTAATTTATGCAGGTACTAAATTCCCAGCGTAAAGCTTTCCTTGATATGGTGGCTTGGTCAGAAGGAACGGATAACGGACGACAACCGACACGTAACCACGGTTATGACGTTATTGTCGGTGGTGAACTCTTCACTGATTACTCCGATCACCCTCGCAAACTTGTCACGCTAAACCCGAAACTCAAGTCAACAGCCGCCGGACGTTACCAGCTTCTTTCACGCTGGTGGGATGCTTACCGTAAACAGCTTGGCCTGAAAGATTTTTCTCCAGAAAGCCAGGACGCTGTAGCTCTGCAGCAGATTAAAGAGCGTGACGCTTTACCGATGATTGACCGTGGCAATATTCGTCAGGCAATCGACCGTTGCAGCAATATTTGGGCTTCATTGCCCGGTGCTGGCTACGGTCAGTATGAACACAAGATCGATAGTCTGATTGCCAAATTCAAAGAAGCTGGCGGGGTGGTTAATGAAACTTCGCTATAAGCTGGTTATTTCTGCTTTCCTCCTGACTTTATTCGGTTCTCTCGTCTGGTCAGCTAACCATTACCACAGCAAATACCAGCGCGAAAAGAAACGTGCTGATGAGGCTGTACAAAATGCCGAATCGGCAACCGCTATTACCAATAACGTCCTGCAATCACTGCAAATCGTCAATACAGTTCTGGAGGCTAACCAGCATGCAAAACAGCAGATCGCACTGGAGTCACAGAGAACCCAGGCTGATATCAAAGTGGCTGTTGCGGATGATGATTGTGCTGTACGCCCTGTGCCTGCTGCCGCTGCTGACCGGTTGCGGAAGTACGCGAACAGTTTACGTGAGCATTCCGAAGACTCCACTACCAGTCAGCTTGACTTCTGATACACCTGTACCGTTTATACCCAACCCACTGACGTATGGTGCAAGTCTTGATTTGAATGTAAGTTTGTTATCCGCGTTGGCTCAATGTAATAGGGATAAGTCAGATATCAGAATCATTGATAATCAAAATTGATGTATATTTTTATCGTCATGTAGATAACGAACAAGGTATTCCTCTGATACGTATTCGTTGAATACAGGTCATGGGTAGGCATTGCAATATCGCTTCGAAATTATCTGTGATAATGCTCTTAATTTTGAATGTATGTATTTGGGAAAAGAGATAAAGTAATAGTCTAATTAATGGAGATATCCACAAAACACAAAAGGGACTATTATGAGACCAGATCAATTTTTCTATCCAGATACTTTTACCTTTAATTCATCCACCTATTATGGTCAACGTGACTCATCTAAAGGCCGATTGTATATTCCTATTGAAAGTGACTTATGCCCATTTAATATCGGCGATATCATTGTACAAAAAATGGTCGACAGGGAAAGACTATTTGAAGTGCTTGATTACGAGGTGCAAATTAGTCTCGAGGTTGGTTGCCCTGGCTACTCACATTTGGCGGTATTGATAGTGAAGGCATTGGATGTAAAAGAGAAGCCGAAGCAGATTACGACCCATTTGACGTTTAACGGTGCTATTAATGCTGGTGGTGATTTTCAAGCCGGTAATGATAATTCGATCACAAAGAATATAACCATTCAACAACTACATGATGCTATAGAGCATTGCAATGATCCAGAGGTTAAAAGCCTTTGGCAAAAGCTATTGGAAAATCCGACGTTTGCTTCAATTGCTTCAATATTGGCAAAAAGTGCTTTAGGACAGTAATTCATCAAGCCCCATTCAATATGGGGTTTTTATGCTTATTACAAAGAGTTTTCTTCAATGCCACCACGAATCCCAAAATCCTGCCGCGTTCGCGGCTGCCGCCATACCACTACTGACCCGTCAGGCTACTGCGAAAGCCACAAAAACGAAGGCTGGAAGCAATACAAGCCAGGACAATCCCGTCATCAGCGCGGCTACGGTTCGAAATGGGATGCTATCCGTGAACGTGTACTGAAACGTGACAAAGGTTTATGTCAGTTATGTCTGCGTGCCGGTGTGGTGCGTGAAGCGAAAACCGTTGACCACATCATCCCTAAAGCGCATGGCGGCACTGATGCCGACTGTAATCTGCAGAGTCTGTGCTGGCCGTGTCATAAGGCGAAGACGGCCCGTGAACGGTTGAAGTGATAATGATTCTCAACTTCCTGAGGGGAGGGGCGGGTCAAATCCCTGCGGCCTGACGTCTTCCGGACTGCCCGCCCCATCGTTTTTTTATACCCGCGAAAAATGAAATTTAACCAGGAGTGCCGCATATGGCTGGAACGGCGGGGCGTTCCGGGCGTCGCCCCAAGCCAACGGCGCGCAAGGCGCTGGCCGGAAACCCCGGCAAGCGAGCCCTGAATAAAGATGAACCTGTTTTTACGCCCATCAAAGGTGTTGAGCCACCGGAGTGGTTCGCTGAAGAAGATCTCCCTCTCGCCACGATCATGTGGCAACTGACAACCAAAGAACTCTGCGGTCAGGGCCTGCTGTGCGTGACTGACCTCGCGGTGCTTGAGCGGTGGTGTGTGGCCTATGAGTTCTGGCGACGTGCCGTGAAAAATATTGCCAGACAGGGCAACACCATCACCGGTGCAATGGGCGGTATGGTCAAAAATCCTGAGCTGACCGCCAAAAAAGAACAGGAGTCCGAGATGAGCAGTACGGGGGCAATGCTCGGACTCGACCCCAGCAGCCGCCAGCGTCTGATTGGCCTGGCGGGGCAGAAGAAAGCCACTAACCCGTTTCTGAAAATTATCGAATCATGAGCCGGAAATCTTACCCCAACGTAAATGCTGCCAATCAGTATGCCCGGGATGTCGTTCGCGGAAAGATTGTGGCCTGCCAGTTTGTGATTCAGGCCTGCCAGCGCCATCTTGATGACCTGATGGCGGAAAAAAGTAAGTCGTTTCGTTACCGCTTCGACAAGGACCTGGCTGAACGGGCCGCCAAATTTATTCAGCTGTTGCCGCATACCAAGGGTGAGTGGGCATTCAAACGGATGCCCATCACGCTGGAGCCGTGGCAGCTCTTTGTGATCTGCTGTGCGTTTGGCTGGGTCAATAAAGGTACCCGGCTGCGCCGCTTCCGGGAGGTGTATACCGAAATCCCCCGTAAGAACGGCAAATCGGCAATCTCTGCCGGTGTCGCCCTGTATTGTTTTGCCTGTGATAACGAGTTTGGCGCGGAAGTGTATTCCGGTGCCACGACAGAGAAACAGGCGTGGGAAGTCTTTCGCCCGGCGCGACTGATGTGTAAACGCACACCCATGCTGACGGAAGCGTTCGGGATTGAGGTTAACGCCTCAAACATGAACCGTCCGGAGGATGGCGCGCGGTTTGAGCCGCTGATCGGTAACCCCGGTGATGGTTCATCACCCCACTGTGCGGTGGTGGATGAATATCACGAGCATGCCACCGATGCACTTTACACCACGATGCTTACCGGGATGGGGGCGCGACGTCAGCCACTGATGTGGGCCATCACCACCGCCGGGTACAACATTGAGGGGCCGTGCTACGACAAGCGGCGGGAAGTTCTCGAGATGCTCAACGGTTCGGTACCCAACGATGAACTGTTCGGGATCATCTATACCGTTGACGAAGGCGATGACTGGACCGACCCGCAGGTGCTGGAAAAAGCCAATCCAAATATTGGCGTGTCGGTTTATCGCGAATTTTTGTTAAGTCAGCAGCAGCGTGCGAAAAATAACGCCCGTCTGGCAAACGTCTTTAAAACAAAACACCTCAATATCTGGGTGTCGGCGCGTTCGGCGTATTTCAACCTGGTGAGCTGGCAGAGCTGCGAGGATAAATCACTGACCCTTGAGCAGTTCGAGGGGCAGCCGTGCATTCTGGCCTTTGACCTGGCGCGTAAGCTGGATATGAACAGCATGGCGCGACTTTATACCCGCGAGATTGACGGTAAAACGCATTACTACAGTGTGGCCCCGCGTTTCTGGGTACCGTATGACACGGTGTACAGCGTCGAGAAAAATGAAGATCGACGGACAGCCGAACGCTTTCAGAAATGGGTGGAAATGGGCGTTCTGACCGTTACCGATGGTGCGGAAGTGGATTATCGCTACATCCTCGAGGAGGCCAAAGCGGCGAACAAAATCAGCCCGGTCAGTGAGTCACCCATCGACCCCTTCGGGGCGACCGGGTTGTCACATGACCTTGCTGATGAAGACCTGAATCCCGTCACTATCGTCCAGAACTTCACCAATATGTCCGACCCGATGAAAGAGCTGGAAGCGGCGATTGAATCGGGACGTTTTCATCATGACGGCAATCCCATCATGACCTGGTGTATCGGCAACGTGGTCGGCAAAACCATTCCGGGTAACGATGATGTGGTGAAGCCCGTCAAAGAGCAGGCGGAAAACAAAATCGATGGTGCAGTTGCGCTGATTATGGCGGTTGGCAGAGCCATGCTGTACGAGAAAGAAGACACGCTGTCTGACCACATTGAGTCCTATGGGATCCGCTCGCTTTAACTGAGGTAATTATGATCATGCTGATTCTCGCGCCTCTGGTGGGCGTGCTGGGGGCGCTTTTGCTGGCGTATGGTGCCTGGCTGATTTATCCCCCGGCGGGGTTTGTTGTTGCCGGGGCGTTGTGCCTGTTCTGGTCGTGGCTGGTGGCGCGATATCTCGACCGTACACAGTCGTCTGCCGGCGGAGGTAAATAGTGTTCTTTTCGGGATTATTTCAACGAAAAAGTGACGCACCGGTGACCACGCCAGCAGAGCTGGCGGATGCTATCGGGTTGTCCTACGACACCTATACCGGAAAGCAGATCAGCAGCCAGCGGGCCATGCGACTGACGGCGGTTTTTTCCTGTGTCAGGGTGCTGGCGGAGTCGGTCGGGATGTTGCCCTGCAACCTGTATCACCTGAACGGCAGCCTGAAGCAGAGAGCCACTGGCGAACGTCTGCATAAGCTGATCTCCACGCATCCCAATGGCTATATGACGCCGCAGGAGTTCTGGGAGCTGGTGGTCACCTGTCTGTGCCTGCGGGGAAACTTTTACGCCTACAAAGTGAAAGCATTTGGCGAAGTGGCTGAACTGCTGCCCGTCGATCCCGGCTGTGTGGTACCGAAGCTTAACAGTAGCTGGGAGCCGGTCTATCAGGTCACATTCCCGGATGGCTCCACGGATGTACTGAGCCAGGAGGATATCTGGCATGTGCGCACGCTGACGCTGGACGGACTGGTGGGGCTGAATCCCATCGCCTATGCCCGCGAGGCAATATCGCTGGCGGCAGCGACCGAAGAGCACGGGGCCAGACTGTTCAGCAATGGCGCGGTGACGTCGGGTGTGTTGCGTACAGAGCAGACGCTGTCAGATCAGGCTTATGAGCGCCTGAAGAAAGATTTTGAGGAGCGTCACACCGGGCTTGGCAATGCTCACCGCCCGATGATCCTTGAGATGGGGCTGGACTGGAAGTCGATGGCGCTGAACGCCGAGGACAGCCAGTTCCTGGAAACCCGCAGGTTTCAGCTTGAAGAAATCTGTCGTCTGTTCCGGGTGCCGTTGCACATGGTGCAGAACACCGATCGCGCCACCTTCAACAATATCGAAGAGCTGGGGCTGGGATTTATCAACTATTCACTGGTGCCGTATCTGACCCGCATCGAACAGCGGATCAACACCGGACTGGTACGAAAAAGTAAGCAGGGCGTTTATTACGCCAAATTTAACGCCGGGGCGTTACTGCGCGGGGATATGAAGTCCCGTTTTGAAGCCTACGCCACCGGGATCAACTGGGGAATTTACTCTCCCAATGACTGCCGCGACCTGGAAGATATGAATCCGCGTCCCGGTGGTGATGTCTATCTCACACCGATGAACATGACCACGAAACCCTCCGATGGCAGTAAAGCCGGTAAGCAGAAGGATAACGCCAATGCAGACGAAACAACGTCTTGATGTACCGCTGAGTCTGAAATCTGTCAGTGACTCCGGTGAGTTTGAAGGGTATGGCTCTGTCTTTGGTGTAAAGGACAGCCACGATGATGTGGTGGTGTCCGGGGCATTTGCTGCTTCCCTGCGGGCGTGGAGTGACAGAAAAGCGTTACCTGCACTGCTCTGGCAGCACCGTATGGATGAGCCCATCGGTGTTTACACCGAAATGAAGGAAGACGATGTCGGGCTTTACGTCAGGGGGCGGTTGCTCATTGATGATGATCCCCTGGCAAAACGCGCACATGCACACATGAAGGCCGGTTCGCTAACCGGCCTTTCTATTGGGTACGTCCTGAAGGACTGGGAATACGACCGGACGAAAGAAGCCTTTCTGCTGAAAGAAATCGACCTCTGGGAAGTCAGTCTGGTGACGTTTCCGTCTAACGACGAGGCGCGGATCAGCGACGTCAAGAACGCGCTGGCCCGCGGGGAAATCCCCGAACAGAAAAAAATCGAAAGAGTCCTGCGTGATGTCGGACTCTCCCGTACCCAGGCCAAAGCATTCATGGCCGGGGGCTATGGCGCACTGTCCCTGCGCGACGCTGAGGATGTGGGCTCTGCACTGAATGCACTGAAAAATCTGAACTTCTAATCAGGAGAAATACGATGGCGGTTGATATTAAAGATGTCGAACAGGTCGCGCAGGAGCTGCAGCAGAAGTTTGACGACTTCAAAGCAAAGAACGACAAGCGCGTGGATGCGATTGAGCAGGAAAAAGGCAAGCTTGCCGGGCAGGTGGAAACCCTGAACGGGAAACTCAGCGAGCTGGAAAATCTCAAAAGCGACCTTGAAAAAGAGCTGCTTGAGCTGAAACGTCCGGCAGGTGGTGCGCAAAATAAACTGGCCACCGAGCATAAAGAAGCGTTTGTGGGCTTCCTGCGTAAAGGCCGTGAAGACGGTCTGCGCGATCTGGAGCGTAAGGCATTGCAGGTGGGCACCGATGAAGACGGTGGCTACGCCGTGCCGGAAGCGCTGGATCGCAACATTCTCAACCTGCTGAAAGATGAAGTGGTGATGCGTCAGGAAGCCACGGTGATCACCGTTGGCGGTTCCGACTACAAAAAACTGGTGAATCTGGGCGGCACGGCTTCCGGATGGGTGGGGGAAACGGATACGCGATCCCAGACTGCCACCTCCAGACTGGAGCTGATTGAACCTCTCATGGGGGAAATCTACGGCAACCCGCAGGCTACCCAGAAAATGCTGGACGATGCCTTCTTCAACGTGGAAGCATGGATCAACAGCGAGCTGGCAACCGAATTTGCCGAACAGGAAGAAATTGCCTTTACCACCGGCGATGGTACCAAGAAGCCGAAAGGGTTCCTGGCGTATGAATCCACGGATGAAACCGATAAGGTCCGGGCGTTCGGCAAACTTCAGCATATTGTATCCGGCGACGCGACTGCGGTGACCGCTGATGCCATTATCAAACTGATTTACACGCTGCGAAAGGCACACCGCACCGGCGCGAAGTTCATGATGAACAACAACAGCCTGTTTGCCATCCGTTTGCTGAAAGACACCGAGGGTAACTATCTGTGGCGTCCGGGGCTGGAACTGGGGCAGCCGTCCTCTCTGGCGGGTTACGGTATCGCTGAAAACGAACAGATGCCGGATATCGCCGCTGATGCGAAAGCCATTGCATTTGGTAACTTCAAACGGGGTTACACCATCGTTGACCGTATCGGCACCCGCATTCTGCGTGACCCGTACACCAATAAACCGTTTGTCGGTTTTTATACCACCAAGCGCACCGGCGGGATGCTGGTCGATTCGCAGGCCATCAAACTGCTGAAGATTGCAGCGGCGTAATCATTCAGGGGCGCGGAACCGCGCCCCCTGTTCTGACGGGTGAAGAATCATGATCCTGAAACAAGATCTGAAATGGTCACCGGACGGTATGCGTGTTGAGGTCATTCGGGCCGGTGAGTATGACGACGGGGCGCTGCCTGCCCGGGTGCAGGAGATTTCACTTCAGGCCGGGTTAGCAGAGCGCGGAACCAGTGCAAAAAGCAGTAAAGCGGCAAAAGAGAAAAAAGCCACGACCAGTAAAGAGGGCTGAGTATGCTTCTGACAATAGAAGAGATTAAAGCCCAACTCCGGCTGGATGAGGATTTCGATACTGATGACCGTCATCTGCAACTGCTGGCCTGTGCGGCGCAAAAGCGGACGGAAACGTATCTGAACCGGAAGCTCTATGCACCGGATGAAACCATTCCGGACAGCGATCCGGACGGACTACACCTGCCGGATGATATTCGTCTGGGGATGCTGATGCTTATCAGCCATTTTTACGAAAACCGCTCGTCGGTTACGGAAGTGGAGAAACTCGACATGCCGCAGAGTTTTGGCTGGCTTGTCAGCCCGTACAGGTACTTTCCGCAATGAAAATTCGTCAGGCGCAGACCAGCGCAACCTACATCCTGCCGGACCCCGGCGAACTGAATAAACGCGTCCTGATCCGCCAGCGGGTGGATATGCCCGCGGATAACTTTGGCGTGGAGCCTCAATACCCGGTTGCGTTCCGGGCATGGGCGAAGGTTATCCAGACCAGTGCCACCACCTGGCAGGAAACCGCGCAGACCGGAGACGCCATCACCCATTACATCACCATTCGCTACCGCCGGGGGATCACTGCTGATTATGAGGTGGTCTGTGGTGACAGTGTGTACCGCGTGAAACGTCAGCGTGATCTGAACGGAGCGCGGCGCTTTCTGCTGCTGGAGTGTACGGAGCTGGGCGAATTTACGCAGAGTCACGGAGGCAACAATGGCGACTTCCTTTTTGCACGTTGATTTTCAGCAGCCCGCGGAGATGCGCTTTAACCGCGCCCGTGTCCGGCGGGCGTTTGTCACGATTGGTCAGCGTCATATGCGTGATGCCCGTCGGCTGGTGATGCGCCGTGTGCGGTCGGCACCGGGTGAAAACCCCGGTTATCAGACCGGACGCCTGGCTCGTTCGATTGGTTACATGGTACCCAGAGCCAGTAAACATCGCCCTGGTTTTATGGCACGTATAGCCCCTAACCAGCGTAATGGAGAGGGAAACCGCCGTATCACCGGTGATTTTTATCCGGCTTTTTTGTTCTATGGCGTGAGGCGAGGGGCAAAGCGTCGTCGCAGCCATCATCGTGGTGCATCCGGTGGCAGCGGCTGGCGACTGGCTCCACGTAATAACTTCATGGTGGAAACGCTTGAAAAGAACCGCAGTTGGACACGCTATTTTCTGGCGCGGGAATTGCGTAAATCACTGAAGCCGGAGCGACGACACAGATGAAACTGACGCCTGTTATTGCTGCACTGCGTGCCCGCTGTCCGTATTTTGAAAACCGGGTTGCAGGCGCGGCCCAGTTCAAAAATCTGCCGGAGGTCGGAAAGCTGAAACTCCCGGCGGCATATGTTGTACCGGGTGATGATTCTCCGGGAGAAAACAAAAGCCAGACCGACTACTGGCAGGAGCTGAAAGAGGGTTTCTCCGTGGTTGTCATACTGAGTAACGGGCGTGATGAGCGCGGTCAGTTTGCCTCGTATGATGTGGTGGACGATGTCCGGCAGATGCTCTTTAAGGCTCTGCTGGGCTGGAACCCGGAGGCGTGCGGTAACCCGATTACCTATGACGGCGGCACGCTGCTGGATCTGAATCGTCATGAGCTGATTTATCAGTTCGATTTTTCGGTCATCAGCGAGCTGACTGAAGACGATACCCGCCAGCAGGATGATCTGAACAGTCTGGATGAACTGCAAACGCTGGCGATTGATGTTGATTATCTTGATCCCGGTAACGGGCCTGACGGCGATATCGAACATCACACCGAAATAACCCTTCCTTCCTGAGAATCTTCATGTTTGTGAAACCTGTTAAAGGGCGGTCAGTGCCTGACCCTGCCCGCGGTGACCTTTTGCCCACCGAAGGGCGAAATGTTGACGAGAACAACTACTGGCTGCGCCGTGAAGCAGCGGGTGATATCCGGCGCGTGAATAAAAAGGTGAACACCGATGACGATAAGCTTTAACACCATTCCGTCGAATACGCTGGTTCCGCTGTTTTATGCGGAAATGGATAACTCGGCGGCAAATACTGTACAGGACAGCGGGGCATCGTTGCTGATTGGTCACGCCAATAACGGTGCAGAGATTGTTGCCAACAGTCTGGTGCTGATGCCGTCGGCAGACTATGCACGCCAGATTTGTGGTGCGGGAAGTCAGCTGGCGCGTATGGTCGAGGCTTATCGCCAGACCGACCCGTTTGGCGAGCTGTATGTGATTGCCGTTCCGGAAGCCACAGGCGCAGCGGCAACGGTTACGCTGACGGTGACCGGGGCGGCAACCGAGACCGGCACGGTGAATGTTTATGTGGGACGTACCCGCGTGCAGACACCGGTGACCAACGGCGATAACGTCACGACGATTGCCAGCAGTATCAAAGATGCCATCAATGCCGTTCCGGCCCTGCCGTTTACGGCCTCATCTTCGGCAGGCGTGGTCACGCTGACCGCGCGTTATAAGGGGCTTTGCGGGAATGAAATTCCTGTCAGCCTCAATTACTACGGCTTTGGTGGGGGCGAAGTGCTGCCAGCGGGCGTACAGATTGCCGTGGCGACGGGGACCGCCGGAACGGGCGCTCCGGTTCTCACCGGCGCGGTGGCTGCAATGGCGGATGAGCCGTTTGATTATATCGGCCTGCCGTTCAACGACACGGCCTCCGTTAACACGCTGGTGACCGAAATGAACGATACCAGCGGTCGCTGGAGCTATGCGCGTCAGCTGTATGGTCATGTGTATACGGCAAAGACCGGCACGCTGTCAGAACTGGTGACCGCAGGTGACCAGTTTAACCAGCAGCACATTACCCTGGCGGGGTACGAAAAAGACACCCAGACGCCTGCCGACGAGCTGGCGGCAAGCCGTACCGCCCGCGCAGCGGTGTTTATCCGCAACGATCCGGCACGTCCCACGCAGACCGGTGAGCTGGTGGGAATGCTGCCTGCGCCGAAGGGGAAACGGTTCACGATGACCGAACAACAGACCCTGCTGTCTCATGGCGTGGCAACGGCGTATGTCGAAAGCGGGGTGCTGCGCATTCAGCGTGATGTCACCACGTACAGGAAAAACGCTTACGGGGTTGCGGATAACAGCTACCTCGACAGCGAGACGCTGCACACCAGTGCGTATGTACTGCGCAAACTGAAATCCGTCATTACCAGTAAGTACGGGCGTCACAAGCTTGCCAGTGACGGTACCCGCTTTGGTCCCGGTCAGGCGATTGTCACCCCGGCGGTGATTAAAGGGGAACTGCTGGCAACCTACCGTCAGCTCGAGCGTGCGGGGATCGTGGAAAACTACGAACTGTTCAAGCAGTACCTGGTTGTGGAGCGTGATGCCAGCGATCCGAACCGCCTGAACACGCTGTTCCCGCCTGACTATGTTAACCAGTTGCGTGTCTTTGCCGTGGTTAACCAGTTCCGTCTTCAGTATTCAGAGGAGTCTGCATAATGGCCCGTATCGGGGGAACCTGTTATTTCAAAATTGACGGTCAGCAGCTATCGCTGACCGGCGGCATTGAGGTGCCCATGAACAGGACGGTCAATGATGACATCATCGGCCTGGACGGTTCAGTGGACCGCAAGGAAACTCACCGTGCGCCTTATGTCAAAGGGACCTTCAAGGTGCCGAAGAATTTTCCGGTGAGCAAAATCACCTCGTCTGATGAGATGACCATCACTGCCGAGCTGGCGAACGGTCAGGTCTATGTACTGTCGTCTGCCTGGCTGCACGGCGAAGCGAACCATAATGCCGAAGAAGGCACGGTCGATCTTGAGTTCCACGGTGAAGAAGGGGATTACCAGTAATGAAAGAGCTTGAGTTAAAGAAACCGATTACCGCTCATGGCGAGACACTCTCCGTACTGGAGTTTGATGAGCCCACCGGGAAAGATGTCCGCGAGCTGGGGTATCCCTACCAGATGAATCAGGATGAGTCCGTCAGACTTCTGGCGCATGTGGTATCGAAATACATTGTGCGGCTGGCGAAAGTGCCGCAAAGCTCTGTCGACCAGATGTCTCCGGCAGACCTGAATGCAGCGGCGTGGCTTGTGGCTGGTTTTTTCCTCCAGGCCTGACGGCTGAATACCTCACTGATCGCTTCTTTGACTGCGCCAGCTACTGGCGCATTAATCCCTTCGAATTGCTGAATATGCCGATCAGTGAAATTCCCTTGCTGGTCAGTCAGGCAAACAGGATAGAGCAGGAGAAACGCACACATGGCTGAATTTGAGCTTAAGGCGTTGATCACCGGTGTCGACAGGCTTTCTCCCGCGCTGTCGAAAATGCAAAAGAAAATCCGGGGATTTAAACGCCAGGCGGAAGAAGCGTCACAGGGTGGGCTGGCGCTTGGTGGCGGACTGGCAGCGGGTCTGACGCTTTCCCTGAAATCTTATGCCGATCAGGAAAACGCCGCCACCGGGCTGAAAGTCGCCATGATGGATGCGAACGGCGAGGTCGGAAAGAGCTTTCAGGACATCAATAAACTGGCTATTGGCCTGGGTAACCAGCTACCCGGTACAACGGCTGATTTTCAGAACATGATGCAGATGCTGGTGCGTCAGGGGATCCCGGCAGAAAACATTCTTGGCGGTGTGGGTAAAGCGACGGCTTATCTTGCGGTACAACTGAAAAAAACACCGGAAGCGGCTGCTGAGTTTGCCGCAAAGATGCAGGATGCTACCGGAACGGCGTCAGAAGACATGATGGGGCTGTTCGACACTATCCAGAAAGCGTTTTATCTGGGCGTTGACGATACCAACATGTTGTCCTTCTTCACTAAAACCAGTTCTGTTCTGAAGATGGTGAATAAGGACGGTCTTCAGGCTGCACAGAGCCTTGCCCCTATCAGCGTCATGATGGATCAGATGGGGATGAACGGGGAGTCGGCAGGTAATGCCCTGCGAAAAGTTATCCAGTCCGGATTAAGCGTTAAGAAAATCAGGGACGTCAATAAAGTCATGGCCCGCCAGAAACTCGGAGTGCAGCTCGATTTTACTGACGGCAAAGGGAGTTTTGGCGGTCTTGATAACATGTTTAAGCAACTGGCAAAGCTGCGAAAACTGACCGACGTTAAGCGAACCGGTGTACTTAAGGCAATATTTGGTGATGATGCTGAAACCCTTCAGGTGGTCAATGCTCTGATCGATAAAGGAAAGGATGGTTACGATCAGATCCAGCAGAAGATGAATAAACAGGCCAGCCTGAATAAACGTGTTCAGGCACAGCTTGGTACGCTGTCCAACCTGTGGGAGGCAATGACGGGGACCGCAACTAACGGTCTTGCAGCTATTGGCGGCGCATTTTCTGGTGACGCCAAAAATATCACGCAATGGCTGGGGGAGTTAGGGGAAAAATTCACGAAGTTTGCGGATGAAAATCCCAGGGTTATTCGCGGCGTCGTCGGGCTTGCTGCCGGTCTTGCGATTCTGAAACTGGGATTGATGGGCGTTGGCGGTGCCATCAGTATTGTCAGCAGGATTATGTCGATGACGCCGATTGGCATGATTGCGACGGCGATAGCCCTGGCTGCGGGATTAATTATCACTAACTGGGATGTTGTCGGACCTTATTTTAAGAAACTCTGGGAAACCATTGGTCCTTATTTTGAGGCTGGCTGGGAACTTCTTAAGAAGGTTTTTGCCTGGTCGCCGCTGGGGATAGTGATCAATAACTGGGGACCGGTTGTTAAGTGGTTTCAGGATATGTGGGACAAGCTGAAGCCAATTATTGAGTGGTTTACCGACAGTTCCGGTGACACGGTCGATGCCATTAACTCTGCGCAGTGGGGCGCGGGTGCTTATGATGCTTATGGGACGGGAATACCGGCGCGGGGATACACACCTTATCCGGCGGTAGATCCGGCTCAGTCAAACAACGCCTCCGATGCCACAGGCCCGAATCCCTTCATGATTAACAAAGCTATCGCGCCAAAAGTTGATGGCGAGATCAAGGTTTCATTTATGAATATGCCACCAGGTATGCGGGTTACGGAAACACGTTCCAGTGGCATTGATATTAATCACGATGTTGGGTACACCAGATTTAGGTAAAGACGAACAGGGAGGGCCGCCCCTCCCTGAACTTACTGTGCGAACACGCAATTTCGGCCTGATGGGGAGCCGACAATTCTGGACATTTTTTCGCAAATAACAGTTACTTGTTCTCCTTTTTTAAGAGCAGCAGCTGTTGATTTTTCAGAGTCTTGCATTTCCATTCTTGCTGGCATGAATTCATTTTCAGTTCTGAATTTAATAATTATAGAGTCAGTAAAGTCCTTATCAATGGATTGTACGATACCTCTAACGGCGATTAATTTACCTTTTAACTGTTCATCGGTAGCGACTTCATTTTCTTCATACTGTTTAAACAGCTGTCGAGCAGTAGTGTTGTAGATTTCTTTTTGCGGTGCCGCAGCTTCCGTATCGGATGAGTATGAAGAATTAGAGCCTTTATCGTTATTGCCTGCAAAATATCCAATAATCACCAACCCGATGAAAATATATAAAATCCATTTTAATAATTTCTTCATGTTATCACCTTAATGCTAATGATTTATATAGTTACAAATGGTAATGGCTACCACTACAAATTATGGCATTACCAGTAAATATTACTACTGATAATAAATATGGGACTTATATGACGTGGAAAGACAGGCTTCAGGATGCGTCATTTCGCAGCGTGCCGTTTAAGGTTGAAGAAGAAAGTGCGGGAACCGGTCGTCGTGTGGAAACACATGAATACCCGAACCGCGACAAACCCTATACCGAAGACCTGGGGAAAATCACTTTCCGCCCGTCCATCACGGCTTATGTGGTGGGAGATGACTGCTTTGACCAGCGTGATCGCCTGATTGAAGCGCTGAATAAACCCGGTCCCGGCACGCTTGTCCATCCGACATACGGTGAGTTGAAAGTCTGTGTTGACGGGGAAGTTCGGGTCAGCACATCGAAGAGTGAAGGGCGTATTGTCCGCTTTGACCTGAAGTTTGTCGAAGCGGGAGAACTCTCTTACCCCACATCAGGCGTGGCGACGGCGCAGACGCTGATGTCATCCTGTTCTGCACTGGATGACTGCATCAGTGACAGCTTCAGCGGTTTCAGTATCGATGGCGTGGCGGATTTTGTGCAGAACGACGTTATCGGTAATGCCAGCACAATGCTTGGGTATGTTTCTGATGCGATGAAAGTGGTGGATTCTGCTGTATCGGATGCCGCCAGGCTGTTGCAGGGGGATATCTCGGTACTTATGCCGCCGCCATCGTCAGGAAAAAATTTCGTTGAGCAGGTGCAGAAAATGTGGCGTACCGGAAAACGCCTTTATGGTAACGCCAGCGACTTGGTCACCATGATCAAAACGCTTTCTGGTGTCAGCCTCGGCAGCGATTTGCAACCGCGCGGCGTCTGGAAAACGGACAGTAAAACCACCGCCACAGCGACGCAGCAGCGTAACATGGTTGCCAGCACCCTTCGTACGACTGCAATCAGCGAAGCGGCGTATGCCGTTACCCGATTGCCTGCGCCAACAACTTCTGCGGTGATGCAGAATGCCGCAGTGGGGCAGTCAACAACACCCGCGCAGAGCTCCGGCTGGCCTGCCGTCACGCATCCGGTGCTGAACAATGCACCGGCGGTGAAAAACACGGTTGACCTGCCAACGTGGGAAGAACTGACCGACATTCGCGACACACTGAATACGGCAATTGATAAGGAGTTGTCCCGTACAACCAGTGATGCGCTGTTTCTGGCGCTGCGCCGGGTGAAAGCAGATCTGAATGCGGATATCAACACGCGCCTTGAACAGTCTGCTCGGATCATTCAGCGCACGCCGGATGAGGTTTTACCCGCGCTGGTGCTGGCGGCGACCTGGTTTGATAACGCGGCGCGTGACGCGGACATTATCCGGCGTAATGCCATTACGCATCCCGGTTTTGTGCCGGTGATCCCTCTGAAGGTGCCAGTGCAATGAACGACAATGTCACGCTACGGGTAAATGGCCGGGAGTGGAATGGCTGGACATCGGTGCGCATCGGTGCCGGTATTGAACGGCTGGCACGGGATTTCAGTGTGGAGATCACCCGCCAGTGGCCGGGAGATGAGGGTATCACCACGCTTCAACCGCGTATTAAAAACGGTTCAAAAGTGGAAGTTCTGATTAGTGATGAACTGGTGATCACCGGCTGGGTGGAGGCGACGCCCGTTCGTTACGATGCCCGTTCGGTCAGCACTGGTATTGCCGGACGCAGTCTGACCGCTGACCTGATTGACTGTGCAGCCGAACCGACACAGTTTAACGGACGATCGCTGGTACAGATTGCGCAGGCGCTTGCTGCGCCTTTCGGCATTGAGGTGGTGAACAACGGTGCGCCGTCGGGCGTTATTCCTGATGTCCAGCCTGATCACGGCGAAACGGTGATTGAGGTGATCAACAAAATACTCGGTCAGCAGCAGGCACTGGCTTACGACGACCCGCACGGCAGGCTGGTGATTGGCGGTATTGGCTCAACGCGGGCACATACCGCGCTTGTACTCGGGGAAAACATCCTTTCCTGCGATACGGAGAAGAGTATCCGGGAGCGGTTTTCTGTTTACCAGGTGGCGGGGCAGCGTGCCGGAAACGACGATGATTTCGGTGAGGCCACCACCACCGCGCTGCGGGCCCGCACAGAGGACGCATTTATTTCCCGTTACCGTCCGATGTATATCAGGCAGACAGGGCAGGCCACGGGGGCAGGCTGTATTGCCCGTGCTGACTTTGAAGCCCGACAACGGGCGGCGCGGACGGATGAAACCACCTATGTGGTGCAGGGCTGGCGACAGGGTAACGGTACGCTGTGGCAGCCCAACCAGCGGGTGATTGTCTTCGATCCGGTCTGTGGTTTCGACAATACCGAACTGCTTGTCTCGGAAGTCACGTTTACTCTGGACCAGAACGGCACCCTGACGGAAATCCGTGTCGGCCCACCTGATGCTTATCTGCCTGAACCCGAAGCCCCCGGCGCGCGGAAAAAGAAAAAAGCCAGAGTACAGGAGGACCCGTTCTGATGAGTACGATTGAAGCCATGCAGCGACAACTCCTCGGCCTGATTGGGCGGGCCGTGGTGAAAAGCATCAGTGCCGCCACGAAATGTCAGACCGTGGATGTGTCCCTGATTGCCGGTGAACCCAAAGCCGGGGTTGAACATCTTGAACCCTACGGTTTTACCGCAAGGGCAAACAGCGGTGCGGAAGCGGTGGTGTTGTTTCCGGATGGCGACCGTTCTCATGCGGTGGTTGTTACGGTGTCGGACCGGCGCTACCGCCTGAAAGGGCTGCAGACGGGTGAGGTGGCTGTCTATGACGATCAGGGGCAGTCCGTGACACTGACCCGGGAGGGGATCGTGGTGGACGGTGCAGGTAAAACGATCACGTTTTGCAATTCACCTAAAGCACGTTTTGAAATGGACCTTGAAGTGACCGGACAGGTGAAAGACCTGTGCGACTCCGGCGGCACCACCATGTCAGCGATGCGGCTTGCCTATAACGGGCATCGTCACAGAGAGAACGGTCAGGGCAGTAACACCGACAAACCTGATAAAGCGATGGAGGCATGATGGAACTGTGGCTGACGGTGAACGGTAAACGCACCTGCGCCAGCGCACCGCTGGATCCGCTGACCCGCGCCGTGGTGATTTCCATGTTTACCTGGCGGCGGGCGGAGCCTGATGACAATGCCGACGTCCCGATGGGATGGTGGGGGGATACCTGGCCTGCGGTACAGAATGACCGTTACGGCTCCCGACTGTGGCTGCTTCAGCGCAGCAAACTGACCAATCAACTGGTGCAGACGGTAAGGGGGTATATCCGCGAATGCCTGCAATGGATGATTGATGACGGCGTGGTGTCCCGTATTGATCTGGATATCCGCCGCACCGGGATTAATGAACTGGGTAACAGTATCACTCTCTGGCGTCGTGACGGACCGGTAATGATTTCTTTTGATGATCTGTGGAGTGCGATAACGCATGGCGGACAGTGAATTTCAGCGCCCGACGCTGGCAGAAAATATCAGTATGCTCCGTAACGATTTATTCGCCAGGCTGGACGTCAGCGACACGCTCCGGCGCATGGATGAAGACGTGCGGGCAAAGGTGTATGCGGCGGCGCTGCATACGGTTTACGGGTACATCGATTATCTGGCAATGAACATGCTGCCTGACCTGTGCGATGAGTCCTGGCTGGCGCGACATGCTGCGATGAAACGGTGTCCGCGCAAGGGGGCCACGGCTGCCAGCGGGTATATGCGCTGGGAAGGTGTCAGCGATGGCCTGAAGGTGACCGCCGGAAGTGTTATTCAGCGCGATGACCTGGTTCAGTACACGGCAACTGCCGATGCAACCAGCACCGGTGGTGTCCTGCGCGTGCCGATCGCCTGCTCAAGTGCAGGCGCGGTCGGTAACGCTGACGACGGTACGTCATTAATTTTGGTCACGCCGGTTAATGGTCTGCCGTCTTCCGGCGAGGCAGATACCCTGACAGGTGGATTTGATACTGAAGAGCTGGAAACGTGGCGCGCCCGCGTCATTGAGCGGTATTACTGGACGCCTCAGGGCGGGGCTGACGGGGACTATGTCGTCTGGGCTAAAGAAGTGCCCGGCATTACCCGCGCATGGACATACCGACACTGGATGGGAACGGGGACTGTCGGTGTGATGATTGCCAGCAGTGACCTGATTAACCCCATTCCGGAAGAATCAACGGAAACAGCGGCAAGACAACATATCGAGCCACTGGCCCCGGTGGCAGGCTCTGATTTGTATGTATTCAGGCCGGTGGCACATACGGTGGATTTTCATATCCGCGTGACGCCGGACACACCAGAAATACGAGCCGCCATCACCGCGGAGTTGCGTTCGTTTCTTCTGCGTGATGGTTATCCGCAGGGAGAACTGAAGGTATCGCGTATCAGTGAGGCGATTTCCGGTGCGAACGGGGAATACAGCCATCAGTTGCTTGCACCGGCAGACAATATCTCCATTGCGAAAAATGAACTGGCGGTTCTGGGGACGATTTCATGGACGTGACAAACGATGATTACATCCGTCTGTTGTCGGCACTGTTGCCCCCTGGTCCGGCGTGGTCAGCCAGCGATCCGGCGATTGCCGGTGCGGCACCGTCATTAACCCGTGCTCATCAGCGTGCGGATGCCCTGATGCGGGAGCTGGATCCGCGCACCACCACCGAACTGATAAACCGCTGGGAGCGTCTGTGCGGCCTGCCGGATGAATGTATTCCGGCAGGGACGCAGACCCTTCGCCAGCGTCAGCAACGGCTGGATGCGAAGGTTAACCTGGCGGGCGGCATCAACGAGGATTTTTATCTTGCACAGCTTGCTGCCCTGGGCAGGCCAGATGCCACCATCACGCGATACGACAAAAGCACCTTCACCTGCTCATCGGCCTGTACTGACGCGGTGAATGCGCCGGAATGGCGGTATTACTGGCAGATCAACATGCCAGCCGCCACCAACACCACCTGGATGACATGTGGCGATCCCTGTGATTCCGCGCTGCGTATCTGGGGCGACACCGTTGTCGAATGTGTGCTTAACAAACTCTGCCCGTCGCATACCTACGTAATTTTTAAATATCCGGAGTAATCCATGCATCGTATAGACACGAAAACCGCGCAGAAGGATAAGTTCGGCGCGGGTAAGAACGGTTTTACCCGTGGTAACCCCCAGACCGGCACACCTGCCACCGATCTGGATGATGACTACTTTGACATGTTGCAGGAAGAACTCTGCAGCGTGGTGGAGGCATCCGGTGCCAGTCTGGAGAAGGGGAGGCACGACCAGCTGCTTACCGCGCTTCGTGCGCTGCTGTTAAGCCGCAAAAATCCGTTTAGCGATATCAAATCGGACGGCACGGTGAAAACGGCTCTCGAAAACCTTGGTTTGGGAGATACAAGCGGATACGTGGGACGCTGGGTGAATACCCGGGTTTTCACGTCATCAGGTACGTACACCCCGACGCCAGGAACAAAACGGATCAGGGTCACAATAACGGGCGGCGGTGGCGGAGGGGGCGGCTGCAAGGCTATATCCAATAATGAAACGTTTTTCGGTGCTGGCGGCGGGGCAGGTGGGACAGTAATCACCACGCTGATCCTGACGAAGGATAGTTATCCTGTCACTATCGGTGCAGGTGGGGCCGGCGGCGTTAGTGCGACGAACGGCCTCAAGGGCGGTGATAGCTCGTTCGGATCGGTAATAGCCCCTGGTGGTGAAGGTGGTGGAAAATCAGGAGTCACAAACACGAACGGTGGTAACGGCGGCGTGCCAAGTACTGGCGGTATCAACATCATTGGTGGAAATGGAGGCGACGGTCAGTCCGGAAATATCGGCGTCAGCGGTGAAGGCGGAACATCGTACTGGGGGGGCGGTGGACGCGCAGGCGCTGGCGGTGGTGTTAGTGGTAAGGCATATGGTTCAGGTGGCGGTGGCGCATACGATGCCGGTTATAGCGGAACCAGTATGACAGGCGGGAAAGGTGCTGCTGGGATTTGTATTATCGAGGAGTTTGCATAATGAATGCGTCATATGCAGTTATTGAAAATGGGATGGTTGTGAATGTCATTGTCTGGGATGGCGAGGCTGAATTCACAGTGCCGGATAATCAGCAGCTCATTGATATTTCTGATATAAGTGAGCATCCCGGAATCGGCTGGGTGTATTCAGACGGGGTATTTACTGCGCCGCTCCCTCCGGAACGTTCTCATGATGAACTGGTAGCTGACGCTGAACAGAAAAAACAGTCGTTGATAGACGCAGCAATGGTCAATATCAGCGTGATTCAGTTAAAGCTGCAGGCCGGGCGCAAACTGACGCAAGAAGAAACTACCCGACTTAACGTTGTGCTGGATTATATCGAGGCTGTGACGGCAACAGATACCAGCATTGCACCGGATATTGAGTGGCCGGATGAACCGTGCTTCGCTGAGTAAAGTCTGTTGAGGATAAGCGGTTTAATTGTAACTCAATTCTTTTTGTGTAATAAAAGTAGGACAAAACTGTGACACATAAAGCCTCGCAATGGTTTGCAAGGCTTTGAACGCTTCTGTATTGATGATGTGACGCGGTTTCGTTTATTTCCATTCTATATATTGATGTCGATTTTTATGAATATAGAGCATACGGATAAACTGCAGTGTGATTAGAGTCAAAGTAATAGTTGTTGACTCTAATCATTGCAAAGTGACTTTACTTAATGAAATTTATCTCGGATGAATTGTTGCGATGGTTTTTCAATGAATATATATGACATATAGCTAATTGCCATTAATGTAAGCATGAATAAAATGAATACCTTGGGGCTGTAAAAAAGATCGCGTCCATAGCCAATCTTGTCAGCTAAATAAACAACAATGATTTGTAAAGGAAAATGTAAAAGATAAGATGAATAACTGATATCGCCCAACCATTCAATTTTTTTCCCAAAATCGTTTCGTATTGCGCTAATTGATACAAGGAAAAAGATTATGGAGGTAAATCCGAATAAGATAATTGAGAATATATCTGCTACTTGCAGGGTAAAGATAACTCCCCATGAGATCAATAGAAAAACACAAGCAAAAATAAAAAATAACTTTGCGCTAATATTTTTTATGGCCGCAATCGTAATTTTATAAGTCAGACCACCAATAAAGAAAGAGAATGCGCCGATCATTATGGGATTGTTAATTTTGAAAAAGTAGTACGACAATGCAACTATTAAAATTGATATGAATGTTGTTTTTGATGTGAACTTGCATAATATAAAAAATATCATGTACATAAGTACTTCAATCGACACGGACCATGTCGGGGCGTTGAAGGACCAACCTCGCTCAAATCCCCATGATTGAATCATCAATAAATTCAGAATGGCATGGTAAATGTCATTCATAGGATAAACAAAAAAATAATTATGACTTTTAAAGAAAATAATTTGTAATATTGCCACGGCAGCAAATGTAAATATATAAAGTGGATATAATCTACTGACACGGTTAACTATAAAAGTTTTTGCTGAGGTTTTATTGCTGTGTATATTGTCAGCGTATAGATAAAAAAATATGAATCCAGAAATCATAAAAAACAATTCGACAGCATATAAACCGTAATGATAAAAGACGGAAAAAAATTCATAAAAAGGTTGGCGGTTTATGATTATGTCAGATGCAGCATTCTTTTTCATAAAAAAATGTTGCCAATGCCATAACACAACGGAAAGTGCGGCAAATCCTCTCAGAACATCCAGGGTATATATTCTCTTCCCAAAAACATTCGTCACAACGAACCTCTTTTAATAAAGTCAAGTGATAATGAAAGATAAATATTGTAAACGAAAAAGCACTGGACTGGAACATATATCTCTGCCTATAATTTAACTAGGAAAATTTTACTAACGCAGTCATAATTCGTTCATGTATACCAGATGAAAGTACATGTTCTATGAAATAGGGTTTTGCCTGGAGTTTGAAGGTTTTTAACGATTATACCTGTTTAATCGACTCCCCATGTTTTTTGACATTATCCACCGCACACGATACTGGATGCCAGGTAAACTGATTTGCTGGCATAAAGTCACTGAGAATTTTTTACCAACAATATCTTGCCACATCTTTTCCCGCACAGTTTCGGCAATAGAATCAGCGGGCAGCGGTCATCAATATTCACCAGACATTGATCTGCCGCACTATCTGACCGGTGTCCTGCTGAGAATACTAATTTCTTTTTTTGCAAGTGCTGTCCAATCATGATTGGGGGGGGGCCGGCGGAGTTGAAACCGCAGGTACGTTGTATGCAATAACGTGCTGCGGTTTAATCTTATCAATTGAATACTCAAAAATTAGGTGAGTAACGGACCGGGGACATAGCTCCTTTTTTTCTTAATTCATCTGGTATTTTTTTCCCAAGATAAAGATTTGCTATTTCAGGTGGGGCTTCTCGACCTTCAAAACCATAGCGAGAACTTTGTGTTGCCTCAAAGTCAGGATCCTCGTCCCAGTATTTCATCGTAGGGAAATTTTCACGTGTTGATTTGAGCCATTTATCAGCAATAAAAACCCCTCGAACGATACCCCTTACAGTGGCAAGAATGACTTCTGCTTGACTGGCGCGCGAGGCATTGATGCGCCAGCTAAATCGAACCGCATCATAAAGCTCTGAATCCTTTGCACTTCTGTTAACGGAAATCATTAATGCTTTATGATGAAATGTTATGGTTTCGGGTTGATATGTTGCTATCAACTCTTTGACATGCGCGGCGCCGAATTCATTGCTGCCAGCACCATTCATGATATTCGTTAACCCAGGGTAGGCATCAATAAGTGCTGCTTCAACTTCGTACGCCGTCTTTTCATCAGTCATTCCATGTCGATGGATTACATGGATAACTTCAAGTCCCGCTAATCTTATTTCTCTGATTTGCTTTAGCTTGTTGCTCAGTAACTCGTCATCATCAGCCGCTGCCACTTCACCGCGCATATGGGCAAATACGCGGTTACCTTTGCCTTTCCCTACATAGAAGGTGCTTCCGTCCCTAGGATCAATCAATCGGTATACATACCAGCCAAGGTGTTCAATTACTCCAGAAGGAAACTCAGTAATATCCATTTTGCAATATCTGTGAATTATTTGTGAGACGTATATTAATGAACATTGCAAGGGCTCACAACCAGTAGCTTTGAGAAAGCCATCGGGAAAATGAGGCTAACCCTTTGAATTTACATAGCGCAAAAAGATACCTTTCCTCATAATGTGAGCTAATTTTATGTTTCGTTTGATGATCGGATCGGTCTCGAAACCCGTAGCCACGTCGTATGCAAGAACGTGCTACGACTGGCTGGTGAACTTCCGATAGTGCGAGTATTGAATGATTTCCAACTGTTATCGATTTTGCGTATTTTTTGCATGAGAGGATTTTTACCTCCTCCCACCGATCCTCCATGGCTTTACGCCAGTGTCTCTGGTCTGCTATGTGCCAGAAGCGGACGTTGCGGGACGTCAGATATCTAAAAAAACTAATGGTCCGCTTGGATAGATACTTACACAGGATGCAATAAAGAGTTTCTATTTCTTTGTGGTAGCAAACTTTGATTTCTGAAGGATAATACCTCCAATAAGTTGAAATCACATATATCGCTAAAGACTCTATACAACAACCAAGAGAGACCGCAATGGATAGTGTCAGTAGTGTTGAGCGTTTAAGAACAAAAGCTTTTTATCAGTTGCTTGTGGATAGGCTTGGAACTGAGGCCTGGGCTGCTCGCAAAGCTGCATATTTCAAGCGCATAAGAGAGAAGGAGGCTAAGTTTAACATCAATCTGCCGATAGAGCCCCAGCTCTTCATACCAGCAGAAGATGACATCGACTGGTACATTCTGGCGTCGTATCTGTCTCATGATTTTCCATATAGTGATGCTACTTACAGCAGCAGACGTATCTACCCCTATGCTATGGCCATCGGAGCTGTTGCAGACCAGCTTCGCAAAGTCCCATACGTCGATGATGTTCTGGACAAAATGCTAGCAAATAACAATAAACCAGAAACTCAAATTTTTGAGCTGCTGACGGCATCGTTCTACCTAAAGAACGGCTATGAGGTTGCCTTCATCCCAGAAAGCAGCATTGTTTGGCCCGATGGAAAGACCAAAAAATCACCGGATATGCTTGTCAAGTTAGGTGATCTGGAGTTCTACGTCGAGTGCAAAAGGTCGGATAAGCAAACCAAGTACTCAAAGACAGAAGAGCAAGCCTGGGCCAACATCTGGCATCAATTGAGCCAACATATGCTCAAAGTCGCACCATGGAACATTGTCGATATAATTTTCCATGAGCAGGTCGCCAGTGTGACTCCGGCAGACGTTATTAAAGCGGTGAATCTAGCCATTAAAGGGGGGACGGGAAAAGCTAATGAAGGTTCAATCAGTGTGGGAATACGAGCCATCGACAAATTAGGTCTCAGACGTCACTACAGAAAATTTTCAGTCAGAGCCAATAGCCCACAGCATGAATTGCTGGTATTTGGGGATCTAGATAGCAATGAGAAACGAAGTATCTCGACTATCGCTCAGAGAGTTATTCGTCCTGGCACCAATAACGATATTCTCAACATTTTTGTAGAGGATGTTGCAAAGTGCGTTGGAGCTCAGTGGCGCTGCGATCATGAGATTTCTCTTGGCCTCAGATCCAAGCATTTCAAGAGCTTGCTCAATGATGGAGTCATGCAGATTCCCCCTGATCGTGCTGGCGTGGTGCATATTTGGTATGAGACTTGCGAAGGCATAGATATTGAAGAACTACGTAGGGATAAAAACATGGAGCATATCTCGGCCTACGATGCCTCTAAAACAACTGTGTTGGGTGCTTTCCTGCATGCCGTTAATTATTACCCATTAGAGGACAACTATGAGTGGGCTGAGACTGTTCAAGACTTTGCCCGTGTCCCGGATTTGATGGGGCTCTTCCTTAGACAGCCATTGATGCTTACATCTGACTCGACGCGTGGGGTCGAAGGTGTCACACATTGGGAGCAAGATAAGGCCGCAAAAAGCATGCGTTGAAAGTGGCTGGAATATGGCGATACTGGGAACATAACTATTCACCGCGTTTCATAACCCACTCTCGGCTGATTAACACACGTTATCGTTGGAGGAAAGGACCAATTCCCTACGTCCGCTCCTCGCTCATAACAGACATAAACTTCAGTTATGGCATAAAGGTATGCATGCTGGGTGGGGAAAGTATGAAGGAAAAGAAGACTGCTGCGCCGTTTGTCGTCACGTTTATCTTCATTGGCTATGCAAGTCGTAATACAAGGTGGGACAAAACTGAGACACATAAGGCCTCGCAATGGCTTGCAAGGCTTTACATGTTTTGATGTGGTGGGACGTGTGAGCGCAGTATTGATGGGGTAATGCTTTGAATTAGAAGCGGATTCTTATAATTCGTAATGCGAAGGTCGTAGGTTCGACTCCTATTATCGGCACCATCTTTTCTCGTAAAATCATCAGGTTACTATTGCAGAGTTTTGCTTTGTTTAACACTAATGTGCAATTTTGCGCGTTGTAGGTGTGGCAAAATTGTGGCAAGTCCAGTGAGATTGTTTGTGGCTCAATGCAAGGGTATGCTAACAGCACGTGTTACCTTTTAGCTCCCGCCTATCTTGCCTTTTGAGCAATATTTCTACTTCTTGTTACGGACGTTGTCAGGCCTGCACGGTTAGGTTGAAAGGATGTTACTACAACAACATACACAGGCATTCAAACGCGGTTAGTCGTCCATTTGGGAATTTGCATTGACTTGGCTACCTGACCTGCCCCCACGATTAGATACAACACTCAGTTAGTAACGTCGGAATCTTCATTCTCAGAATGACCCTTTCTCCAGCCCGCTGCAAATTCAGACGGTGTCTGATAATTCAGCGTGGAGTGCGGGCGGCATTCGTTATAATCCTGCCGCCAGTCATTAATAATTTTCCTGGCATGAACGATATCGCTGAACCAGTGCTCATTCAAACATTCATCGCGAAATCGTCCGTTAAAGCTCTCAATAAATCCGTTCTGCGTTGGCTTGCCCGGCTGGATTAAGCGCAACTCAACACCATGCTCAAAGGCCCATTGATCCAGTGCACGGCAAGTGAACTCCGGCCCCTGGTCAGTTCTTATCGTCGCCGGATAGCCTCGAAACAGTGCAATGCTGTCCAGAATACGCGTGACCTGAACGCCTGAAATCCCAAAGGCAACAGTGACCGTCAGGCATTCCTTTGTGAAATCATCGACGCAGGTAAGACACTTGATCCTGCGACCGGTGGAAAGTGCGTCCATGACGAAATCCATCGACCAGGTTAGATTGGGCGCCGCCGGACGGAGCAGCGGCAGACGTTCTGTTGCCAGCCCTTTACGACGTCTTCTGCGTTTTACGCCCAGACCACTGAGGTGATAAAGCCGGTACACGCGCTTATGATTAACATGAAGCCCTTCACGGCGCAGCAACTGCCAAATACGACGGTAGCCAAAACGCCTGCGCTCCAGTGCCAGCTCAGTGATGCGCCCTGATAAATGCGCATCAGCAGCCGGACGGTGAGCCTCATAGCGGCAGGTCGACAGGGATAAACCTGTAAGCCTGCAGGCACGACGTTGCGACAGACCGGTCGCATCACACATCAACATCACGGCTTCCCGCTTCTGGTCTGTCGTCAGTACTTTCGCCCAAGAGCCACCTGAAGCGCCTCTTTATCCAGCATGGCTTCGGCAAGCAGCTTCTTGAGTCTGGTGTTCTCTTCCTCAAGCGACTTCAGGCGCTTAACTTCAGGCACCTCCATACCGCCATACTTCTTACGCCAGGTGTAAAACGTGGCATCGGAAATGGCATGCTTGCGGCAGAGTTCACCGGCGGGTACCCCAGCTTCGGCTTCGCGGAGAATACTGATGATCTGTTCGTCGGAAAAACGCTTCTTCATGGGGATGTCCTCATGTGGCTTATGAAGACATTACTAACATCGGGGTGTACTAATCAACGGGGAGCAGGTCATACCCATTCGCATTTTACTTGGACATCTCTAACAAAAATGCAACCAATACCCAGTTAAACTGGAAGATAGCTTTGAGCGAACAGCGGAAGTTCATAGTTGTTCAAATTTCTGATGAAAGCTTTACCAGCCTCGCTATGCCACTCCTTCCCACACTATGGATATTTTCCTTAATAGTCATACCGAACGAACTTGAGTGGCTTATGCGCAAATGTTCTAATCTTCTTGTCTCAGCCATCATTGCTCTGGTACTGGATTGTATTTCTTGGTATAGGATAGCCCCCTTTACAGGGGGGCAAATGTAAAGCAATCTTTTTTGCATTGAGTTTCTACTTCCAGTGAATGCGTATTTAATTATTAAATATTACTTATGTTGATTAAACTTTGAAATTGCCATCTAAATGTTGTTCAAATCGCCCTGTTAATATCAATAACTGGATTAAAAGGGAGGATACTCTATTTCTGTTGGAGTCGATACCTAACATATATAAGTCACCGGCAACTGTATTTATATTGCCATGCTCAATGCAATTTGGTAGCATTTTTAAATCTTGAGTTTTTAGTATTTTTTTGTATTTTCGTCCGATTAATTCAACAACCTTTTTCGTCCCAATCTCAGATATAATCTTATATGGACAATTGAAAAGCTCAAAAAAAATCTCATATTCTTCTTGAGACTTTTCTAGCAATTCATTTAGTTCTAAAAAAAAGTCTTTCCCATTAATATATTCTTTCCATATGTCCATACGTACAACATTTTTTTTATCATAGTATGGTTCTAAACTTGAAATCGGTTTTCCAATGACAATATCATTATTTGTTGATTTATAGTTGAACTTAACATAGCCCTTTAGTAAATTGTTATTACCCTCTTCTGTATTTTGGTGGTTTTTATTTATTGCTGTCATAATCATGGTTTTTGATTTTTGATTCCACGAATTGTCATTATCTATCAAATTTGAATCTACAAGTATGTTATTTATAGTGCTATTATTGCAACTTAATATTTTTATTTTACCTTCTTCAATATACGGAGCATCAGAATCGAGAGATAGTTTATACCAACGTGATTTATCCCCATCTTTTTTTATTGCCAACCCAAAAGGCTCATTGGTTCCTACACCAACATATAATGGCAAATAAATTTTTTTGCCATTTACTTGGTTGCATTTTATTATTTTTAGATGAATTTTTTCTTTTTCTACATGTAGAAAATTATCTTTAAAATAGTCACGCAACTCTGTGTGATTTATTTCATTAAAGTCAATTTGGCTTATTTTTCTTGAAACATCAAATTGCTTATCCCATTGAGGAAACTCGAAAAATTCTAAATCAATGACTACACCATCCTTAAGGCCTAGTTGTCTTAAATCGTTTAAGATACTATCATTTTGTATTACCGATTCTTTCCTGGAAACCTCAATGCGATAATCTAAACCCATAAGGTGATAATTGAAGTTATGATATAATGATGTCCTGAAATCCCATCGTCCAAATAAGTCCTTTTCGATACCACGATCCTCTTTGATGAATTTAAAAAGTTCAATCCCAAAAAAAGAATTTTCCACATCATTAATTAAAGAAAAATTGAATTTTTCGTTTGAATATATGAAGCTCTTTAAAATATAAGGTAGGTTTTTGTCCGGGCCTAATATTTCATCTGTCATTATTACATCTGACTTAATTAAATCATTTGTTTTTTTAATTCTTTCATTTATTGATTCAATAAATCTCATACATCCCTCACTTGTTTTTATTGAAATGATTTTGATATTTTAAGGTAAATACATGAAAAATAAAATGAGAAAAAGTATATAAAACGATACACTTTGTATAAGAATAGTGCCACATACCTAAACCTCTACTTATTATTTTTTCTTTACGATTTAATATCATAGATTTATCCTCATTTATCCAAACGTATAAGTCTGTATGAAACATTATATCTCACGAATTTAGCCTGTCTCAGAAAAGACTGAACATAATTACGGTTTAGCCCAGTTAGGAAAAGTGAAGCTGATGGGCTTCTTTATTTCAGGGAGCTTTAGGCTCCAACCAAGCGGTAACGTCACCGGCACCGTTGATAAAGTCAAAAAGGATGAACGACTGTTCCAGTCTCATGCAAGAATTAATTACTTGATATCCAGCATGAAAAATAAAACTCACCGGCATTACCATTTGCCACTACATCTATATATCTCATGCGTATACTTGTATTCATTATTATTCCCCATGGTCAAATACTATCACTCCTTTGTATATTACAATGGTTTAATGCAATAAACTGCTAAAGCACTGCATTTAAACTTTTATCCAACGAGTGAAGGCCATTGTAATTAACTTAAAAGCATGAGCTAACTTTGCTTATCATTCAATTTGTCAAGTAGTATTTTTAACGTAAGCAAAAGTCGCTTTTGAAATTGGTTGGTGATTTCTGGGAGTCGATGATTTATTTTAGTATCACCACTATAAAATAAATTTCGACTTTTATACGACTCAAAACGTCCTTCTGATGTTTGGTCAGGGAAAAGCAAATATTTTTCAATGCATGCATTGTTCAGGATAACTCTATATGCTTTTGGCATATCGTCTAAAAGACCATCATGTATGATATGGTTTCGAACACATTCTATTTCATTAATAAATGGACATTGCTCAAATAAAGATCCTTCATAATTATTTAAGCTCACTTTCTTTTTGTCGCCATATTGAGAGTTTTTGGCTGTCAATTTAACATAAGTAGAGAACTGTGTTTTTAAATTTTCAATTTCTATAGCTAGTTTTGTTATGTAGTCAAGCAAACTGTGCATACGGATATAAATAAAACTAAGTAATGCAAAGAGCTTGGTCACGACTGGTGATGTCACATATCTTATACCGTCCTCCTCTTTAATGTTAGGGTAAAACAAGGGTTCAAAATTTAACGTGTAATAAAACTCCCCTTGAAGTTGCATCACTTCCTTGCTGCACTCCTGTATGCTACTTACAATTTTACGGCAATCAAAAAGGTAAAGGGCTTTGTTTACGTCAGTATTTCCTTTAAATTTATCAATAAATAAAATAAATGTTTCTTTTGAAACTACGGATTCTGAATTCAGACCTGCTGTTGATAAAAACTCAGGGGCCATATAAAGGAACTTGTGGTAGTTTTCTAACCCATCAAAAATGCTATTAGCTATAGCATCATGGATATTAACGCATAATGCATCGATCGCATAAAGATGATTCTCTCTGTTTGGGTACCATCCTCCTTGAGGATCATGTATAAAGTAAATATCTTCACCTCCAATAGATTCAGTTGGTATCCCTTTTAAAGTCAAATACATGTTTTCATGTGAAGGTATCATATCCATAATTTTTCTGGAATTCCTCTTATGAAGCGAAAAACTGAGATGTGTACATAGGTTAATTTAAACAAGATAATCAAAATTTGAAAGCAATAATTTTTCATCTCAGGGGTTATCAAAAGACGCAGGGGGTTATATGGGTTTTTCTTTACTCAACCTAACGTCCGCTCCTGGCACAGAGCGGAAAAGCTCACTGGGCCAAAGGTCTGCTGTGAGCGAGGAGAGGAAGTTCCAGTGTTCTGCAACAGACGAAGGCCCTAATCAATGGATAGCTGGTAATGGTTAATATGCCATTGCTCTAAGTTAAAAGAATCTGTGTGCTCCTGGCTCTGGTAGTCTCAATGAAGATAATATTATCAAGGTGAAGTGATCGTTTTAAATACATCAAAAAAATAAGATGGGAAGCCTTGTAGCATTACTTCAAATCTCTCTGGGTTTTGTCGAATCATGTGTCGGGCGTCAAAACTAACTTGAATAGCACCTTGAGTCGTTCCTTCTGCAAGACACTGGGCAATTACGCGTTCAGCAAATCCCGCTTCAAAAAAGGCAATGCAACTCTGATTCGGAAGTCCATATTTCAATCGCTTCTGAAGAAGATCAACATATTCTCTAAAAACCTCACCCGCCTGTTCTGAAGAGAACGCGAGAAAGGATTCCTTTACCGCTGCGAGCAACAGCGCAAACTCAAAGCCAAATGTTTGTTCACACAGGTCTACAACCACATCAAGATCAAATTTTCTTTGGTTCGCACCATAGGGATAGGATGCACCCAATTTGTCAAGCCGTTGAACGAGAGCTGCAAACGAATCTCCAGCCAGCCACCCCAATGCTAATTTCTTAAGTGCCCCATTAGGAACTATGTCGCTCAACCGTTTTTCATTAGATAAGAGTACTAAAAGCGGCCATAGCATATCAAACAGGTGATCGGCAGAGGTTGCTCCCTCGAGTGCGTTTGCATTTGTAGTGACCCATGATTCGATTGCCAACGCTTGATCAATACCTAACAAAGTCCGCCCGAAACGCTTCTGGATCGCTGTATCTGGAACAAAAAGTTCGATCCTTCGCGCCACAGACTCGAAGATATCTGTCAGGAGTATTTTTTGCTCTTCAGTGGCAAGCGAGTAGGCAAGTGTTTCAGTAACCAATTCTCGAGAGTTGTCCACAAAAGTTTCGGGCTGAACATCACTACGATATGTCATTAAGAAGCTTTCAACAGCTTCAATTATCTTTTTCTTGGATTTAAGTTGTTCGATTAGTGAAGCGACCGAAAAGTTCTGTTTAGGAATATTGATAGGAACGCTCTCTACCCACTTTAAAAGAGCTTCCCAGTCATTGACAATGTAAGTGGCTACTTCAGCAGAGCTTGGAGAGCTTAGAATAACTGTTCCGAGGTCATTTCGCAGAGGATCGAAAAGAGAAAGCAATGTACTTCCAGTTGGCTCAGCACTATCAGGATTGATTAGATTGATCGTTTCTTGCCAACGGTACGTCTTTGCGAAACGCTCGTCATAGAGACGGGGGTCAGTGAAAATAACAGTACCCTCACCGTACATTCCGGCACGTCCAGCGCGTCCCATGAGATTATGGAAGTCGCGTACTTTGATCGATTCACGCCCCTGCATTGCGCTTGTTACAAGTAGGTATCGAATCGGAAGGTTAACACCCTGTGCAAGCGTCGAGGTGCAGATGATCAATCGAATAAGGCTTTGCCTCATAGCATACTCAATAGCCAGACGAACACCTTGGGGAGTGTTGCCGTGATGAGCAAAAATGCCTAAAGCAGCTGCTTGTGTCAAATATGCATTAGCACCAAAATTACGTTCGAAGAGATAAACAAAGCGACGAATCTCATTAGGGTCACTATGGGCAGAAGGTGGCTCAAGTGAAATTCCACGACGAAAAATATCTTCGGCGGCCTCACGAACAATTTTTGCAGCAGAAGACTTTCTTCCTGTGAAAATAGCAACCCCACCATTTTTCAGCAGACGTAAACTAAGATATAACGCTATGGAGCCACTCTCCTGAGTAGGGAAAAAACGATCCTTTCTTTCCTTAGGTAATCGAGGCATTTTTTCTGAAACAATAACTCGCGGGACAAAGAATTTCTGATCGCTATCAGAGGCCACATTGAACTGAAGTTGACCATCTTTACCTTTCGGAAGGCTGGCAAAGGCAATGAGTCTACTAGCCTGTAAGGCTCTACTGGAGACAACCTTTGAACCGTCATTTAATAGCCATGCAGCAACAGAAGCAGCATTCTGAATTACTGCTGAAATCAACACGCTCTGGGCATTTTCGTGTAGCATTCGCTTAATGGATGTTAACAGCAGTTCATAAGTTACACCCCGGCTGCCTGTGTCAAACTGATGCCCTTCGTCATAAACTACCAATCCAGCTTTCTGAACAATGTCTGGCTCTTGTCGAAGTATGTAAAGAAGCTTTTCCGGGGTAAGAATAATGACTTGTGGCTTCGATTCGACCTCTGAGTCAAATATTCCAGATTCCAAATCGAGAAAATCTGATAAGTTAGAAAAATCGAACTCGACATCTGGTTGCAACGCGTCACTGGGTTGATTGACGTCATAGCCATCATCCTTGAATGCCTTTTCAAGATCGTTTGCTATCTCTTGGCATAGTGCGCGGAAGGGGGCAATAACTAAAGCCAATTTCGTACGAGCAGAAAGAAATGCCGACCGAATAATAAGCTCGGTAGCTCTAGATTTCCCGGCGCTCGTCGGCATCTGAACAACACCTGATGTCCCTTTATACAATCCAGCCTCTCCTAGCAAGCGCTGAGATGGCCACATTTCCTTAATTGACATAGAACGCGATAAATATGTATCCCACTTTTCTTGCGGGAGGTTGCTATAGCGTGGAAGTAATGTCCAAGCAGAATTAGCGATGCGAGTGGCACTAATCGCTCCGAGCAAATCGGCCATAAGTAGGTCATGTGCAGACGCATGGCTATAGGCCCATTCGCGCAATGATTTAATAGCATCATTGGCTTTCTGTCGGCCATTCAGGCCATTTCTGAAGTGTTGGCTCAAAACATCCAAAATATCTTTTGCACGTGAAGACTCTAGTGTCTCGTTGGTATGCTCCCAAGGCCGATCCATCGCAGTTTTAACTGCAATAGCTAAAGTATCGTGCTTAGGAAAATCTAGTTGGCTCAGTTTAGATAATTGGACTGCAGCATTTCCGGGTACATCACCAAGATAGAAACCAGCAGCGGCAAGTATGCGAAGATTGAAGGAGAGTTCTTTGTTAAGCAGGGAATCCTCAAAAGCTTGAAGGACTTGAGCCGAAAAAATAACCTCATCCAGTGGGGTTTGGGATTGTGCTTCAATCGAATTGCCGATGGTCTTAGCCACCACTTCGGACGCAAAGTCACCGACAGTACCAACAGCTAATGGAAACTGCATCTCCAAATTGAGATCATCAGGAAGCTCTATATGGTCTCCTTCAGGAACTCCATACTCAAACATTTTTCCTTTTGATAGCGTAACTGCCGCCGCATATCGAGCACGTTTTTTAGGCTTCATTTTCTGCCCTCCAATAGAGAGCGTGAACAAATTTCATAAGCGATTTAGCATGTATCACAACCAACATAAGGTTTTTAATATTTTCATGCGAAGTGCAGTCTGTAGTTTTAGATATATGAACCGGATCATAAAGACTTGAACAAAAAACAGCCGCCGCCCCTGTCATTCGTACATAAGGGACATCCAACCCTTCTTGAAAGCGTTCCACGCGATCTGCACCTTCTTCATCTTGATGATCAATTAAACGGCGCTTCATCGCATTAAGGGATTCTGAAATTCTATACACATCCTTTATCGAGTCGATAACGGCGTCTTGCAATCTAGGCTTTGCTTTCTTACCACTGAGTTGTGCTTTCGACTCAAAAGAAATCAAGATATCTTTTGTAGATGGCCGTGATGGGCCTATGCCATCAAACTTAAACGCTAAGACATCTGTTCCCTTTGGGGACTCGTTGCGAACCATTTTGTTGTCATATCGGGTACGTGGAACCCAAAAACCAAAATGGCTTTCAAGTAGATCCGCGATAAGGATTTCAGCAAAATCACCGGAGCGCGTTGCTGGGCCAAAATCTTCAGACTCATCAGGAAACACCAAGTCTCTCAAATACTCGGCTCGCGATTTGTTAGTCCCTCTGCGCAGGCGATCAATTTGGCTATCAAGACAGTAATGCTCACGGAAATGTTTGGCCCATGCGGATAGTACAAGCCCTGCTTCAAGATCGATTTCGAGCTCGTATACCTCTACCTCATTGCCGTCAGAAGTGGTTATGCTATGTTCAGCTTTTTTGAGCCAAGCTGAGTACGGTTGTCCAGCATTCATTGTAACCATTTTTGCTCTTTCTTAAGCACTCCGTGGCTTAACACTTTGAGATGCGACGGCGAAATCGACAGTTTGCGGGCATAGTACTCCCTTTGATTTTACTGCTATGAGCTCCGCAGGGTGAATATATTGATGCCTAAGACGGTAAGCCAGGTAATACGAGAAAACAGGCCCTAAATTGTCCATATAAGATGGCATGAAACTGCCGACTTTGGTAGCCGATCTTACTCGAATGTGATGATGACATCATTGGCATAGCGGTATATTAGTCAACAGAGAACAGGTGTGTAGCAAAGTAAGGGGAAATCAATGGATATCTTAGCGTTAAAAGAATTACTCCGCCCTGTGGTGGGAAACTTGAAAGATCACTGCACTAACGAAAAAATCCCTGATCTCTGTCGTCACTTGGGTCTACCTGTGCCCAAAGAAGAAGGATCCAAGCGCGAGCGCTTGCATGGAGCCTTTGATTTACTCGATGACGCAGATATGCCGGAGTTTGCAAGAGCGCTTTTGGCGCAGAAGGTTTTCAATCCCAGCATACGCAACAATATCCAGGACCTCCTATGGGCGGACGAGCCCATCATCGATATACCCAAGCGTCATCGTCGTGAACTGGCAGAAGCTCTGCAACCATTTGAATTATTTGGCCACTGGGAAAATTTCAAGCGTTTATTAAATGATCTGTTTGTTTTTCCGTTGGATTTAAGTGAAATGTTTTCGATTCATGAGACAGGGATTCTTGGCGAAATTCACCGACATTTTGTACGAAATCCTGAAGACGGTGACGTGGCATGGTTATTTGAAAAACTACAGGTTGTCGAACTATCAGCTCCACGTTTCCGTAGGTGGCTCGAAGGTTTAGTCTCTGCGGACGTGCAGATCAGTATCGAAAGGCAGTTAGCAAAAGTTGAGGCCGTTAATAAAGTTTTAAGAACCTGTGGAGCTGAGCTTATCCATAGCTCTGATGCTGAAGGCTATCCGGTTTTCAGCCTGATATCGTTGCGGACATTTCGGGGGCGCCCTAAGAACATTATTTTTGCCTCTCTCACCAAACCCGATATTCGCTTGAGTGACTCTCTTAATAACGAAATTGAAATTCTTTCAAACCCCAATCAGGTTTTGATCTATGATCGTCCATTAAGTACCGAGGGATTGAGTTGGCGTGAACTGCAGGCATGGTGGGCAGATTTTATTTGCGAAGAGAATAGCGAAGAGGCAAAAATTTCGCTTTATCGACGATTGCAGCAAAGTTTGCCTAATTCGTCTCCGCCCCAGAAAAAATTTTTCAAGGAATTCTTTCGACAATATAGGTCAGCAATTTATGACTTACCTGCATTGCTACCAGAAGTTTGGCTGCACTGGGATCCCAAAACCGTATCTGAGAGAGGCGCTGGAGCATTACTCAATCATCGGATGGATTTTCTTTTGCTAATGCCTGATGGCAGTAGGGTTGTGATCGAAATCGATGGCATTCAACATTACTCAGATGAAAAAGGTAGGGCAAGTAAGAGTAAGTATGCAGATTTGGTTGCAGCTGATCGTAGCTTAAAATTGGCAGGTTATGATATTTATCGTTTTGCAGGTGTCGAACTTCATCACGACGATGCTTCATACAAAATAAAGTACTTTTTTGATACTTTATTTAAATATCATGGGATAAAAATAAAATTTTAGCTAAATTTTTTCTAAAAAAAAGCACTATATAAGCTTAGAGTAATGGTTTGGGGCCGCCTTCAGGGATGTGTCACTTTATTTTATTTGACTCGCTACTCTTAGTAGTGATACAGATAGATGTTAGCAATATCCAGTATTTGCATATAGCAGTCATTCAGATTTGAGACCTGTAGCCTAACACTCCCGAATCTTAGTGGTCCAATTTTATTGGCGTTGCTCGACTAATCTGCAAACGGTGAAAAGATAAAATGTAAATGGATAGTCAAATCAAATGCAACTACGCATCCATTAGTATTTTCGAATAATTAGATGTAAGATGCTAATGTCTAATGTAGGATGTTCCATTCAGGCCAGAGTGCCAAAAAAAAGGCCCGATCTTACCAGTCGGGCTTCTTTATATCGGCTTTCAATGCTGCCTGTACCACCGCTAAAATGATTTACCTGGTCAGGGCAGGTCCCCATCATCAAGGACCGGATTTTTTAATCCTCAGTTGTCCGAGTGTATTATCGCTTTAATAAGTTGTTAGTAATGCATGAGTATTATTCAAAGCATATTATGTATTAGGACTAAGCAATCTAATTGAATACTATTACTTTTTTTTATTAAACCATGCCTCATGTAGCTCTTGCAGTTTCACCCAAAAATATGCATCTGTATTGAAAATTATCGCGAGTTGAAAAGCTTCCTCAAGAGTTATATTTCGCTCATTTTTTATTATTTCCAAAATTTTTTCATATGATGTATCCATCAGTTCAGCAAGTCTTGCGGGAGGCATATCCAATGGTTTCAAGAATTCTTCGTATAAAATCTCTCCGACAGTTGAAGGTGCAGCATTTATCGTCCTCATCCCCCCTCCTTTTTTTAAACGTCATCGGATTCATTATAGTAATTTGTTTAGTTAAACAAATCATAGAGTAAGGTTGGTTTAAGTGTTTTTCTTACTCAAATTCGATATATCCGCTGTCAGGAATGAATCATTTGCAAACAGTAGTTCTTATAAAGGTTAGCTAACCAAATTAATAAGTCATCTACAACCCTCTGTTATTTACATTTTGTTTCATTTTATTTATTGCTATTTAGTTTAGCTAAACAATCTATTTCATCATGTATAATCTGTGTATTTACCCATAGATTCTGTTGATAATATTGTGCATAACTTGTTTGTTTATTTTTTATCATATGACATATGAGGTACGCTTTTATGACATATGAGGTACGCTTTCATGACATTTGAGGTACAGATATAATTTAAAATTCTCATAATAAACAAATAAATATATCACTTTTCCACCTCCCTCTAACCTGATCTTTAACCTTATATATAACCAAAAAGATTAAAGGAATTATTAAAACCTTAGTGTCATTCAGAAATTGGTCAATAAAACCAATTTCATATGAAGTAAGAACCCGATGAATAAAAACCCTGTTGACATTATTCTTTTTGGCAGTAAGTTTTAATTATTCTCAATTCATAACGTTGGTTAGCAAACTTTAGCGCCTAAAATTTTAGCCGCTAAAATCCTCAAATTTCTACTGAGAGATGGGTTCTTCGATGAAATCAGTTATGCCAGAACTTATAACCGTTGAAGAGTTGGCTTTTGCATTAAAGAAAACTGTAAAAAGTATCCGCAGTGATGCAACGCGAAATCCAAAATGTCTTCCACCAAGATGCCGTCTTCCCGGTAATAAACGTCTTCTCTGGCGTAGAGAGGATGTTAAGGACTGGATAGATAAATCTGTAGAGTCAAAGACAGAAAATGACGATATAGCGAAAGAGATAAATAGGGTTCAAAGGAAACGTGGCAGGCCGCTAAAACCCAAGCCGCGAGAATAAAAATATTCCTTGGGGTATTCAGATAAGTTTCCTTTCAATAAACACATATGCTGCACACTTTTACACGACTAATACTGCACAAATGCTTTACGAAAACACACTGAGTACACAGGAATACACAATACGTACACAGATTCACAACGGCAAATGTAGGGCAGGACATGTAAAGTAGGCCCACCGTAAACGGTGCTTCTACTTTACCTTCCCTTATTCGCAGCTGAGCTGCTCAACGGAGTCCTGCTCTGCGAGGCTGATCGGCTACCGCCTGTATGAACCGCCCCGGGTTTCCTGGAGAGTGTTTTATCTGTGAACTCAGGCTGCCAG